TTATAAGAATTTGCTTTTAGTTGGTTTTTTCTTACATTGCGATCAAGTTAAATATGCATTCAAAAGAATGCAAGTTTTTTCTGCTGCGATTAGCAGCTTAGTTCAACAAAAATATCCACTCGTCACGTTGTTTTGCGTGGCATATTCGCCATCAATACAATTCTAATCATCTTTCCTTCTGTTGCATCATATCTTTTTCATCCTCAGCCAATTCTTGCCGCAGTGATTTGGCGACATTTTGATTACGCTCTTCATGGTCAACCAACGCACATGGGCATCCAACTCGATTGCAGTCATTTCTGTAGACACACATCTTTCCTCCTTTTATGCTTTTGATCCATACCTATACTATTAAGAGGTATAACTTTTACCGGATTTTGGAATTGTGCAAATGTTGCCCCAAATCCCTTTCCCGAATTATAGAATACCACATTGCTGTCCACAATTTTGAAATGGGTGGAATCATACTCTTGGTGCAGAATATCTGATGCCTCATTATATTCACTTACTTCATCTGTTACCCACGATGGGACTAAACAATATATTTTATCCTTTTGAGTATTGGTGGTTACTATTTGCAGAGCTTTTTGGATATCCATTACTCCTCCTAATAGGTAAAAATTGGCAGGATGGATTCGAACCACCATCCAAGGCTGTCATCTTCCCTTGTGATCTACCATTGATCTACTGTCCATCATATAATTAAACTTATACTGTTTATTATATGACAGATTTTATTATTTTCCGTCAAAATATCTTGACAAAATTTATTTGTTTTATCTTCTGATATTGAGGTGTGTTTATGAAGGATATCAGTCTGGATAACGGTTCGGGGAAAACCGAAGACATTAAAAAGTCTTTAGTAGCAGGGCTTAATAAAATTTTTCCCATAGAATCTAATAAGAGAAAATTATCTATTGAGAACATTTGGTTTGGCAGACCAAACTTTGACGGCAATTCATGGAAGGATATCAATGATGCTCACAAGTCTAAAAGCACAATAGGATTACCCTACCACTATGACATGGTTATTACGGACAAAGAATCCGGGAAAACTATTTCCCGTAAGAAAGTTAAGGGCGGAACCCTCCCGACTAAAGTTCCCTTACTGATGGGATCTTTCATGGTTGATGGCAATGCTTACTCTATTCCCCTTCAGGACAGATTGAAGCCAGGTGCATATGCCAGATTATCTGAAACGGGTGAAGCCGAAGTCTACAATAACATAAAGGGTAGCACTCCCCTTCGTACCACGATTAGTCCGGAAAGGGGAATTATTTCTCTTAAAATCAGACAGGGTAGCGTGCCCCTGTATCCGTTACTAAAATTAATGGGTATCAAAGATGAGAAAATCAAGTCCACCATAGGAAATGAACTCTTTGACAAAAATGCCACTGCTGATTATGGAAAAAACATTATGAAGGTTCATAAAATAATGTTCTCCTTCAATGCTGATTCATTAGAAGATGCTGAACAAAACATCAAACATAAGTTCGCATCCATGTCAACCAGTCCCGAAGTCAATAAAAGGACGCTCGGAGATGACCACAAGAACATTGATGGTCACTATTTGCTAGATACGGCTAAAAAAGTGGTAAACATAACCAGGGGAATTGATTCTCCGGACAACAGGGACTCTCTTATTAATAAATCTACTATGGGTATTGACGACATCCTTAAAGATTCGCTTGAGAGATCCGGTAAGATGAGCACATTTAGCTACAAAGCTCGCTGGAAAATGAATCACACTGATGACGCATCCAAGATGGTCAATCCGAAAAAGATCGATGAGCACGTTAAACAGATATTTACTTCATCCAAATTGTCAAGATACGCTGATCAAACCAATCCTGCATCTATGATATCAGAAAACAACCTTACTACAGTATTAGGAGAAGGTGGTATTGGCTCTAAAGATGTTGTTACACAGGCTGCCAAAAAACTGCAGAATTCTCATGCTGGATTTATTGACCCGGTCAAAACTCCCGAATCGTACGCTGCGGGGATCAGCCTCACTTTAGCCAAAGATACAAAAAAGATAGGTAACGAATTGGCTACTAAAGTCATTGATGTTAAAACGGGAGGCGTTTCCTGGCTGCCAGTATCTAAAACCCTTGACACACCAGTTGCATTCCCGGGAGAGTTTATTAACCGTGGTGGCAAATGGGTTGCTAAAGACAGTGAGGTTGATGTAATCTATAATGATGATGAGAAATCTATTGACCCCAGCAAAGTAAGATATATGATTCACAGCCCATCTGGGATGTTTGACATCTCTACTAACATGATCCCCTTTATTCAATCTAACCAAGCTAACAGGCTCTTAACAGGGACCAAGATGTCCGCCCAGGCGGTTCCTCTCGTTGAACCAGAAAAGCCGCTAGTTGAAACAGTAGTTGATGGGATTCCTATGCTGGATGCTATTGGGGACAAGTTCTCTACGAAGGCTAAACAATCCGGAACCGTTTCTAAAGTCACCAAAGATATTATTGAGGTTACTTCAGGTAATGGCACATCTCAACATTCTATTCCTAGCGATGTCCCTCTTAATGAGAAATCATTTATAGACGCTATTGTAAAGGTTAAAAAGGGTGATAAGGTTAAAAAAGGGCAACTTCTTGCAGATTCAACTTTTACCCGGGATGGAAAATATGTTAATGGAGTGAATTTAGTCACAGCATATACTCCATGGCAGGGGCTGAACCACGAGGATAGTGCAGTCATCACCGAAAGTGCGGCCAAAAAACTCAAATCACTCCATGTTCACAAGATAACACTACCCAAAAAACACAACTTATCTCTTAATTTAGAAAAATATAAAGCATACAATCCCTATGTCCTTGATAAAATCGAGTCCGGCAATTATGATAAAGACGGGGTTATTAAGCCGGGAACTACGGTTAAGACCCACGATCTATTAATTGCCGCCATGGAAGATAATGTCGTTACCGGAGCAGATAGCCTTATTGCCAAAATGAAAAAATCTTCTATCCAACCATTTAAGGATGCTTCCGTCTCCTGGAGAAAAAGTCCGGAGGGCAAAGTCATTGATGTAGTAAAAGATAAAGATGCTGTAAAGGTATATATCAAAACAACCGAACCCTTTAAAGTGGCTGATAAAATTGTCGGCCGACATGGTAACAAGGTTACTGTATCATCTATTATCCCTGACAAATTAGCTCCCGTTACAGAATCTGGAGAAAAGGTTGAACTAATAATTGATCCTCTCTCCGTTCCTAGTCGTATCAATATAGGTCAACTCATTGAAACTGCTGCAGGCAAGGTCGCTGACAAGAAAAAATCTCCATATTTAGTAAATAATTTTGACGGATCTGATCACCGCAAACAGATTTTAGACATCATGAAAGATATTGGAATCAAAGAAACTGAAGATATTTTTGATCCAGCCACAGGGGCCACAATCCCAAATATATTGGTGGGAAAACAGTACATAAATAAATTAAAACATCAGGTTGAGCACAAAATGTCCTCCCGTGGAGTTACCGGACCCTATACTTACAATAATCAGCCTATTGCTGGTAGCGGTCGTGGTGGAATGGCGTTTGATAACTTGACCACAAATGTATTATTATCTCATGGAGCAAAAGATATCCTTCGGGAAGGGTTCAATGTTAAAAACAACCCTAACACTGATTATTGGAGGGCAATCCAACACGGAGAAGTCCCTCCAGCTCCAACTACATCCTATGAGTGGAAAAAATTTGAATCGCTATTGAAGGGAATGGGTATCAATACTAAGAAAAAAGGATCCTCCATTAAATTAGCACCCATGACGGATAAAGATGTTTTAGATATAAGTAAAGGTGAAATCGAATCTCCGATAAAAACATTTCGAGGCAAAGGCGCTTCCCTTACTCCAGATAAGCATGGATTATTCGGCGATAACGCAGGGGGGTTCATGGGACAACATTTTAATCATATCAAACTCAATAAACCTATTCCTAATCCTGCATTCAAGGAGGGCATTAAAGCAATCCTTCGTCTTACTGACAAGGAATTTGAGGAGTCACTTTAAATGGAATGTCCTTCGATCATTAAGGTCGCACTATCCAAAAGACTTAAAAAAGATTTAATTATTCCCAAGGGGACGATCTTTCGCGACATTAGACCAGGAACAACTGTCAAATACATTAGTCCCGGCCATTATGATTCAATTTTTGGACTAACAAAAGATACCTACGGTTCTATAATGTATTCGTTTGATAACAATATTGACACAAAACAGAAACGTTTATTAAATGAATATTTCGAGAATATTAACAGTATGTCTAAAACAGCCAGACCAAGTAAAATAAAGGCACTATATAACATCATGAGAACCAGACAATATCTTCCATCTCTTGACAAAATAGATTTTGTTAAATTCCCAGACAAAAATATTTTTGTCAGAGAAGATATTAAACCGATTACGCAGTTCCCCAAAAGAAATACTAAATCGAAATTGTTGGAGATGCTTGAAGGCTCTGCTCATGAGGGATTTCATCAATTAGGTGTTCATAAGGATGTTATCTCAATCAAAGAACTTCAAAGACTTGGGTTTAAGAGATCTATTGGACTTCCTGTCCCGGGCGAGTTCGTTTTATCTCCCTCATGGAGACTGGGTAAACTGCATGTTCGTAAATTAAATGACTTATTTCTTATCCATAAAGATAATATTGCCCCGCAAAACTTGATAGATACTATAAAACATAATGCTATTGATGTTCCTGCTGGCATCTATGCTTATTGGCTGAAAGGGATAAAAGAAATAGCCACCAATAGTAAGGAGATCAAATGAGTGAAATACTCAACAGACTATCCGACATCGATATTGACGATAGGTTACCTCGCATTAAAAATAGAATAGAGCATGAGACTAGCCCCAGGATAATTGATAAGTTAGTTAAGGAGTTTAAGGTTTTAAATAATCTTAAGAAAGAGGGATTAACTCCATATGAGGCATTTACTAGAGAGATTGTGCCAGTTATCCCAGCTCAGTTCAGATCACCCATCGAACTTCCCAATGGCAACATTTTTAGCCCAGAGACTAATATACTGCTTCGAGATATTGCTCTCACAAATAATCTTGTTGATAAATCAAAAGAAATGGGGAAAGAACAGGAAGATAAAGCAACCAAAGAACTTTACAAAACCGTTGAGAAACTAATGGGATTCAAATCCCCCGAAGAGGGAAAGAATTTATTCGACACTATATCCGGTGGTAAGGCCCCCCCCAAGAGAGGATTCTTCCAAAGGCATATGGTTCGCAAACGTCAAAACATGTCAGGAGGGTCAGTGATATCCCCTGGTCCTCATTTAGATATTGATGAAGTCGAAATACCATATGATATTGGGCTAAATATTTTTGAACCATTTATTAAAAAAGAACTCACGGAACGTGGATATGCCAACGATGACATCGAAAAGGCAATATCAAAACGAACTTCATTAGCAAAAGACGCTCTTTTATCAGCCAGTAGGAACAGGCCTGTATTGATTAACAGAGCCCCGTCTATTTGGCAAGGATCAGTAACTGCACATAAGCCAATATTTACAAATAAGAAGAACATTACTATCCCTAGCTTGCTTACGGCTTATCAGGGTGCGGATTTTGACGGTGATAGTTGCATATCTTTCATTCGTTTACGTTATAAGCAGAATGCTGATTTTTATATTGACATTAAGTCTGTTTTTAAATACATTGTCTCCATAATTAAAATATGGAGGAAGAAAATAAATGCGAATAGCAATAACAGACAACAGGCGAAACATAATAGTAAACGATGAATTTTCGAAACAGTCAATTATGGTTAAAGGTGGCAAAAAGGACACTTATTTGATGATCAAGCCCGCAAGTGATAATTCCGTTAAAACTATTGATATTGCAGACAATAATATCGTTTGCAATAGAGAATCAGGTCAATTTTTTGGCATGTTTATTGGAGACGGATGGGCAGATGCTAGCAACGGAAATCGTAAGGGGTATCATATTAGCATTGCTTCCATTCATGATGAGATTATAATCGCGTTCAGAACATATGCTAACAAATTTTTAAGGCAACACCTCGCATATACACCAGGGATACATCATAAAAATACCAAACACGATTATTGGGATAACCATACATCTATTCATGGCAAATTTACTATAGGAGTTCCTGCTAACACATGTTCAGCGATGCTTGCTACTTTTGGACATGGAGCAAAAAATAAAACATTTCCAGATAATTTATTAAATACCCCCAATGATTTCAGATGGGGGCTACTGTCTGGCTTGATGGATACAGATGGCACATTCACATATCGCCAACAAACAAAGAATGGTAAGCTATGCTACAATAAGTTGTCAACATATTCAACCGTCAGTATAAATCTCGCTAATAAAGTACAACTACTTTGCTTTACCCTCGGTATAAATGCTTCGATAACTACTACGATACACAAACATGATGATCGTCCTAATGTTACAGAATATTTAGTAGTATTAAGCGTTAAACATTTAACAGAATTGAGAGACAACCTATCTTTGATACTTCCATATAAAAAAGATATCCTCCATAAATTCACGATAGAAAATCAAGCATACCGCAAAGATATTGTTCCTTATGATAATGAAATTCATAAGTTAATAAAGTCTTTGATCCCCTACAAAGACAGATCAACAGTATTATCCCTTGCTCGCAATCGTGGCTATATCACCCGACAAACAATGGATAGATACTACTATGGTCCAATCAAAGAGTTGTACGACACCAAATTTAACTACAATCATCAATATGAAATCGTAAAGGAGATAATTGAGGTACCAATATGAATAATTTTTCCCTTTTTAATCGTTTTCTTCATAAGCTTTCATACAAGCTTTTTGGTAAAGGCAAAGTCTTTATCGGAGACATTGACCACTACCCATATCCTATTGAAGTAAAAGGCAATTGCTTTGGCGGACAAAACATTAAATATGTAGCACTCCCTGGCCAAATGTGCACATCCATCACAAAAAATGGCAAAATTGTTGAAGACGAGATCACATACTTTTCTATCCACAGAAATATCCCCCTCTATAAAGTTATTTATTCGGATGGTTCAGAGATACTAACATCTCCAGTCAACACAATACTTATCATGTCTGATGATAAATGGGAAAGGGCTAATCTTATAGATATGAGTATTGTGGGCAAAGTGTCTCCTGGGTTCTCGGATGGTAGCATTATATACAAAAAAGTAGTTGAAGTTATAAATACCCACAAAAAAGTAGACATGTATGATGTTTCACTTAAGAATGAAACCACTTTTCTTACCGATTCCGACATATTTGTCTTTGATACTGTATCTGTCCATGTCCCAATTTCAGACAAGGCTGTCAAAAATGCTAAAAACATGATGCCTTCCATGTCTCTTATAGAAGAAGAAACAGGCAAGATAAAAGCTTTCCCTGATCATTCCGCAGTGGCTGGACTTCATATACTGTCTAAAACAGAAGATGGGTTAAACAGGATTAATTCAGTTCTTCCGGATGGACATAAGGCTACGGGTATACTGGACAAAAATAAAATCAAGAATATAATTAGCAATGTCGCCAAAGATAGTGAGCCAGTAGCCGCCAAAGTTGCTAATAAGCTAAGAGAGTTAGGCGATAATCATGCATATAAATCAGGGTTTTCCCTATCTTTATCAGATATTGAACCACTACAGGATATCAAACAAGAGGCCATTGATAAGGCTATCAAAAAATTGAAGTATGTTGACCCTGGTGATTCAGTTAAGATAGAACAAATTTACCAGAGTATTATTGCCGATACAGACAAGAAGGTATTAGAGAGAATGAAAAACAGCAAGGGCAATATCCCTGTCATGTTGAATTCTCGAGCTCGAGGCAGCATGTCCCAATTCCGTGATATCATAGTGTCACCTATCGCCATTGCCAGCAAAGAGATATCTAAAAAACCTATTAAACATGCTTATTCAGAAGGACTTTCTCCTGCAGAATATTGGAAGTCCGCACATGGTGCTCGCAGAGGAGTTATTGGTCGCGCCCAGGAGACCGCGCTGCCCGGCGCCCTCGGTAAAGAATTACTATCCACTACAAATACCCTCATTACCCGGGGAGATAAACCTGATAGCCTCCGATCAATAGAGTTGCCTCTTGATAACACAGACGATGTTTTAGATCGATATACCGCCCGAGACATCAGAGATGATGATAATAGGACAGTAGTCAAAAAAGATACTCTAATTAATCCGGATATTATACAAAAGCTGCTAAAAAAAGATATCAAGAATGTTAGAGTTTATACTCCTCTGGGTAGTAGTAACATTGACGGGACTATACCATCAGTTGCGTATGGGATTAATAAATATAAAGAGATCCCGGAAGATGGTTACCCAGTAGGTGCAATTAGTGCATTCGGATTAGTTGAGCCCCTGTATACTGGATCTATGCAGAAATTTCATACTGGGTCTGCTATAGAAGACCAAGCTGCAGGATATCCGAGACTCAAACAATTACTCGAGCTTACTTCTTCAACAACTGAACGCAAAAAGCTTCCCAGTGAAGCAACACTGTCTACCGTCTCCGGCGAAGTTGAATCAATAGAGAATGATGATCTTGGTGGACATAATGTCACCATAGGTGGTAAGAAACACTACGTCCTGCCTGCCAACAAACTGAAAATTAAGGTCGGGGATTCTGTCGGTAGAGGAGACTCTCTCTCAACGGGTCCTATCCAACCAAAGGACCTCGCTAAACTGAAATCTATAGAAAGTGCACAAAAGTACATGGTTGATGAAATTCGAAAAGTTATTCCTGAATTGAGAAGAAGGAACGCTGAGGTCATAGTAGAGGGATTAACCAGATATGGCAAAATCATTGATCCGGGAGACACCGAATATTTACCAGGAGACATTGATCTCGTCAATAACATTAATGCCAAAAATACCGAATTTGATGATAATCCAGCATCATTTGAATATCTTTTCCGCGGAGTAAATACACTCCCCCAGGAAACACAATCATGGCTATCTAAACTTAACTTCCGTAACCTCAAACGCGTATTTCAGAAGGATCTGATTACTGGTGCAGAAGCAGACATACATGGTCCCGAACCAATACCTGGACTAGCCTATGGGGTTGAATTCGGCAAGGGTAAGAAAGGTCACTATTAGCGAATAGTTAAAAAAAAGAGGGGTTGACCCCCTCTTTTATCATTCTGCCAGACGATTATTTGTCGTCTTTTTTGGCATCTACTTCCGGTTCCTTGTCAGCTTTTGCTTTTCTTGGAAACAATAATGCCCCCAAAAAGCCACCGACAATCAATCCGCCACCGCCAGCGATTAATATAGTTTTCATTTTTCCTCCTTTGTTTGGAATTCCCTTATCATTGAAACATAGTTTGCGATATCATAGTAAGACATGTCATTACGATCCTTTCCGGTTTTACCTTCGTAAAGAACGAATGCCTCTTCGAGTTCTGCAGAATCTGGATTCAACACAACAACATCCATGAACCCCGTTTCTACAGTTGCGATCAAAGCCATGGCCACCAATATAGCTATGACAATGAAGATATAACCCTTCTTACTCATTCTTCCTCCTTTTAAATTATTGTGTCACAACATTGTCGAGAGATGGTAATTCAATTATTTTATACCGATAACATTTTTTAAGATATTCCTGCCCTTTCTTTGTATGAGTCAAGTAATAATACTCACGCAGAACATTCCATACGAACCCTGCTACAAACAGTATCAACGCACTCAACCACCCCATCACTATCCATATGGTTACGACAGGGATGGCAAACCAGGGACTTCTAATTAGAATGTCCAAAAAGATGGGTACTTCCAGTTTTTTCATAGCGATCCACATACCTCTTAAACTTTGTACTAAACCAATCCATAAGAATGTGACAAACATTTTTCCTCCTGTTTTTAGAGTCTAAAAAAACCGCCCACTGCTATCGCTTTTTTTGTGGGCGGTTTGCTATACATGACTCTATTTATTATATAACAGATTTATGGCATTTTCGTCATAATATAAGAGTTATAATCATTACCACGAAAGTTAATGCTGATATAATAATCGCTATTTTGGCTATTGTATTATATTCTTTCCTGCTTTCTGATTTATCTTTCTGGTCAAATTTATCATTTATCATTGTTTCTATTTTATCCTCGCTTAGAGGTTCTTTGAATTTGCTTATCATACTTTCGATTTTGTCCCGTGGCACATATTCTTTTTCTATTGTCCCAATCCGCAAAAGATTACTATCAACGATCTTTCCTGTATCTATCCTCCATTGTGCAGACTTATCCTGAGACCCCATTATCTTCATTAATAAACCCATAATCTCTTTTTTGTCAGTATCAAGTTCCGTTTTCGTTTTTTTTAAACACTCTAATAATATTAACCTTCGTTCATCCTGGTTCATATGTGTTTTCCTTATCTCTATTCATTTACTATATAGTTTATAAACTTAAGGTCTCCATTTTCAACGCGTCTACTTTCAAGAGTGAGGGTTATTTGTTTACCTTCTTTATCAACATAGTCAGTTGTATATTGAAAGGTGTCATTTTTATGCTGTTCAAGGTAAACCCTCCCTTGTTCTGGATAAAGATAAAATTGACGCGTATTCATATTTAACATTTTCTCTTTTGTATAGCCAAATTTCTTCGCGAACCTATCGTTGATCATATATATTCCACCATCTGGATATGTTACGGCAATTCCATATGGCGAGTAACCTACAATTGCCCTCAACAGTGCTTCTGTATGCTTCTTTTCATGAATATCGATGGCTAAAACAAATTTTGCCCTCTCTCCATGCCAATCGATTAAAGTAGCATGATATCTGTACCACCTATTATTCGTTAGATTTTTTTTCTCCAATGCAGGGAGGATATTTAGCTGTACTGTCTCAGTATTGCGGAATGTGTATTTATAATCAAGCCCTTGTAATGCTTTACAACATTTTTCCCCAAGCACACTTTTTTTCATCAATTTTTTCAAAGAAGCATTTTCAAATAATATTTTGTCGGACTGTATACTCGCGATATATGATGGATGCGATACACAGTCCATTATTTGCTCGAATTGCCCGCGTTCTTTGGCTATTCTTTCTTGTAATTCTCTTATAATATCAGCATTTATATCTGCTAATTGTTTTGCTGTTGATTCTCTACTGTTATTCATTTATATTCACCCCCGATAACTTCGCCTTCATTCTTCTTGGCTTTATTATTATATAGTGCTCAATTCTTTACCCGAATATTGTGATTTCAGCACTATCTCCATTGTTATATCGTCCGTAAATTCAATATTTCTTGTTTCTATCCGATATCCACTTTTAGACACACTTATTTGATGATACCTACTATTATCAATAGAATCCGACCATTGTTCAAAAATATCTTCCGAGGTCTCTTCTTTTTCGACAAAGACAGGATTATCTCCCCAAACATTCTTTAATTGTCCATTGCTATTTGTCAATCCTGCATGCCATTCTTTTGATGCTACCGACTGCTGAATAATACTTACAGCCGCATTTTCTATAGGACTTCCATTTATATCATTAACAGTTAAACCTAAAGAGAACACATGAAGATGTGTTCCATTATAAGTCCACATCTTGTTAGCAGTATCTATATTCGTAAAAGTCGTCGTTCCCTGCCAAAAAACTAAACCCCCTTGAGAAACTCTTGCTCCGTAATCCTGATTTTTAATCTCTCCGTCTTTCCAAAGAACCCTGCCACCATAAAAACAATACAATCCATAAACACCATTGCCCGATATTCCAGCATGGTCTATGTCGTCAATTACACAATTATCAAAAACCGTCATCGGCTGAAAAGTTTTATTATTAACTAACTGAGTCTTAGATGTATTGAACGGTAAACCTATCCCGTTACCACTCGAATAACAGACAATTGGACCTTTACAATCCTTAAAGGTCGAATTGCTTATTTTTACATTACCTGAAATATTATAAAGTGGATGATCCAAATGCTCCACATGCCAGTTGTTAAAAGTCCTGTTATCTAAAGGTACTGTTGCATTATGTCCCAAATATATCCTGCCCCAATAATTAGCGTTTGTATTCTCAACAGTTATATTATCAAAAGAGCATGTTGGCAATTTATCGGTATGATAATCATAACCCATATAAACCATATACCCTGTGCTATAGGATACATCTTGTATCTTTACATAATCCCAGTCAAAGTCGTCTCTAGGATAAAAATAGTTGCTTCGCATATGCTTCAAGATAATCTCATTGCCACTTGACCCTGATAACGTAGACTTGCCCCACCAGTAAGCATAACCTCTATGTGTTCCTGCTGTATCAAAATCAAACTCAAATCCTGCTTCAACTTCTATCTCACTCCCTGTTGCCATGTCAAAAACTGTATAAATCCCTGATGTTGATCCCCATGTCCACTGAAGTTTTGAATAATTGGACCCCGAATTTTGGAACAAAACTTTACATCCTGAGGATATCTCAAATTCACAATAAACTTGCCCAGACTTAGGAGGAATTGTATATATATAAGGTTCTCCCTCGATACCTGACCCTGATCGTGTCATCCTCGTAGCATCGATGGCAATAACCGCTTGATATATTAATTCCAGAGGCTCTTGGACTCCACCCGTCGATGTTACATCGATTTTTGTATTGCTCAAACTTACTGTCACAGCCATTTAGTACCTTTTAACCCCACTGATCATTATTTCTGTTAATTTATTCGACCCGTCATGATCCAGATAATAGAAATGTAACTCATTTGAAACATCCTCATCCCTGTATATTATCCCCATAGCAGTTTCATGTTTATCCCCACTATGATGAGATACTATTAATCGTTTTTTTACATTGGCATCATCGGATGCATAACCATTATCATTTTGTAGTATCCACAAACTCCAATCAGTAGAAACCGTTTTAAATAACATTTCGTCAATCGCTATTTTTGAACAGCCTATATCTATATGATAATCAACCGATTTATCAAATCCTGATCCTCCATTATCATCAGTTACTTGAATAAGTTGTGACATCAGTTCCTTCCTTTTTTCTTCATTATCTATTCCGGCAATTATATCTGCATACCTGTTTTTAATGGCACTGGGCATATCACTTAATATCCTTTTTGTCCGCGTTATTCTACAATAAATATAATCAAAAGGGCAAGCATTGGCACATACGGCGCATATTGCTCCATTTATTCCCTCCGAACATCCTCCTCCAGATATGGGCTTTTTTGCGCCAGGTTGATCATTGCTTTGTATCCAATTACTCTCGCCATCTATCTCTCCGTCTCCACACAGCCCATTCATATTCGCAGCCCTGACACACATTATTCTGGTATTCTCATCATCGGTTTTATTAATCGCAAGATGAGAGGAATTAAAGTCCCTTGGTCTGATGTCAGCATATCGAATGCTTGCTGTCTGTATTGGCGATTCAAATCCATTCGCATTTTTCGTTTTAAAATAAATAGTTTTCGTTCCGTGATCGTGGGAAAGTTTGAAAGATGGAGCAGTCGAATATGTTTTCCATAAAGCTCCGGTAAAATCTGCTGATTCCGAAGCCATGTAATGAGTTTGTCCGCTTTTTTTAATGAAATTGTTAAGTGTTACTTCCTGATCAACCGTGAATTCTGCTCCGTCATTAATAGAGAAAGTGTTTTCATCATCGTATAGACGGAATTTGATTAGCTTTAAAGAATCAGGGATATTCTGATTCCCATAAAAAGATATCCAGATATTATTGCTGTCTTTATATGCAATTCCATTTGCTGCCAGAAAATCGACACCGAAATTCTCTTTGACCAAAGTTTCCATTTCGGTATTTTTAATAACGAGAAAACCGTTGGGAATATCCCCATACCCAGGTCGTCCAGAAAAACAATAAAAAATCAACCCATTGTAGTAAAATGAACCATATACTTCATTATATTTGTCTCCCCATTCTTCTATATAGGTGTAAAAGTTCATTGTATCAGCAAACATAGTACAATATCTTCTGTGTGTATATAAATCTAACGGTTCAACCATCTCTCCGAGACCTGTTCCAAAAAATAATTTACTACCATAAGAGGCATGTTCATCGTGAAAAACATAAAAACTATAAAAATTTTTATAGGAGTCGAGAACCAATGTATCTTTATGTATTTTCCAAACTTTATTCATAGCCGAGATAGTTATAAAGAAATAATCTCCACTAATACCAACACCATGAATAGCATCTGCAATATCAGGGTATTCCGCAAAAGTATAATCATCGTCAGAGATACTATCTGGATTGGTAATATTAACTTTACAAATTCCACCTTTACCGGTTGAATACCTGCCGAAAATATACAAATAGTCTCCGACAGTTCTTATGCATTCCGGATTATAAACTGTTTCTGACTCGGTAGAATGTTCAAAAATCGTTACCGATAAATCAGTAATATCTACCCTGTAAATTCTTACTTTATCGGGATGGCAGCACCAGATATAATCTTTTGCGAGATCGAAAGACCAACCTTTGATCTTTTCTCCAGCACCAAAGTCAACTTTTTCAAAATCATTTAGATCATTTATGTTAATTTTGAAAACGCTTTGAGTCGGATATTGCTCTAAAACCCATAAATAACCTTCATTGTAAAAGAAAGCATGAAGGCGATCTATCCTGTGCAATCCAGCGTAGGTGTGTTTTTGTAAAATCTCTAATTGTAACAATTATCTTTCCTGTCCGAATAATAGTTTATCGATTTTTAATGATTCTGCATTTGCTCCACCGGCTTTAACACCATACATTATTCCCATAACAACGATAGCACTTGCGGTATTTAGAGTGTGTGGAGTTCCGGCAACTCCATTTACATAAGGAGTAAACTTATAATTATTTGTCGAAGTAATTTCAATTTTAATCCCAAGTTTATACCAAGTATTGCTAACAAAAGGGTCAACGACATTACTGATTTCTTGATTTGTCACCGTCAATCCAATACAAGTTCCGAATTTAATTTTCATATCACCATCTGTTTTGAAAAATATCATTCTGGAGAATGATCCAGTAGTTAATCCACCTCCATCATTTTGTAGGTTATCAGCAGCAATATTACTTGTTAATCCAACAATCCAATTAGCAGCATCTATATTTGTTTCTTCAAGCCTTTTTCGGAATTCAATGAAAATAGGTTTATTCTCCTTCAATTTAGCAAATTTCGCTTTTGACACCATGTAATGATAATCATTATCCTCTGCGTCTGTTTTTATAAATGCAACACCATTTTCATCATTTGTAGCTTCCGAAAGTGTATTAGTGCCGGTTGCACCATCGTCGAGAGAATCCCATTTTTGTGTATCGAGAAATGTAAACTCATCTTCAACAACAACTCCATTGACAAATACTTCTATCGGACAATCTTTCCAGACTCCTGCTCCTGCTGCCTGTTTGTAAACATAAGTTCCTGCTATCGCATACCATTGCCCCGAACTTCCATCTACAACATACGGAGGATCTTCCGTGATGGAAATATTTTTCCAGAGATAAAGAGTATTTCTTTTTGAATCGGAAGAATCTTCGATAATAACAAACGTTGTTCCGCTTGAAACACCGGCAATGGCATTTAATTGTGTAGACGGGTCTTCGATATTATCCGAAAGTGTTTGAATATACATTGATTCCAGAATATCTCGCACATCTTGGCAGGTTGCATCTTCCCCTGCGTCAGGAAAAAGTAATTTTAACGCAGCAAGCGTTCTTTTTGTATCAGCCATGATTATTATTCTCCTTTGTAAAATTGATCGCTGAATTGATCGCTAAAACCACCATACTTAATTAATCTATCAAAATATGATGCTTTACAATACACCTTATTAGCAACACAAACAACAATATTTTTCATTCTAATCCCAAATGCTGACATTATAGCACTTTTTAGAGCCAATGCCGAAACGTGTAGCATGTCAGATGAAGTGGCAAACTGATCGCTATTAAATTGACTACTGAATCCGGCACTTTTATATTCAAACTGTCCGCAAACTTCATCATTTTCAGTCGTTCCAAAACTGTAATAGGCCCCTGTAGAAACTAATCCGAGAACAAAGTTTGAATTTTCTCGATCATCTGCGATCATACCCGCATTAATTGTGATTACTATCCAATCACATTTATCACCAAAACATTTAGCGCTGGCATAATAAACTCCAATTCCTTTTGACCTAACATCCTCTACTCTTCTTAGGTTACCCCCGTGTCCAACAATATCAAATTTAGATAATGATCCACCTTCTTCAATATTAACTATCTCTTTATTTCGTTTTTTAAGATAATCTTTAAGAAATATATCCAGAAATTCGTCTTTATTCACTTTCTTCTGCATCCACAAAGGTTTTGCTAACTTTCATTGTCCTTCCAACAAGGTCAGCAAAATCCTCATCCTCTACAATGGCAGCCTTAAGTTCTGCCAAGGTTGGATTGTCCGGAGCATGTATGGTATAATTCTTTGTATCAGACCAATTTGTATTCTTAGTCGTATTGCCAAATCGCCCTCTATAAACAAGTTTTGTTATACCATCGCTATCATATTTACTATCTCCCACAGGTAGATTTATGCCCCTAAGGGTATTCTGTGTTGACATGAGAGTTTGAATATCTTCTTGAGGGTTGTCCCAGTCAACGGGATCATCCAATATCGTATCTGGGCGAAACCACATATACTCTATTTGGTAATTACCAACAACAGATATTGCATTGAAAGTTATTGTGAATTCATTATTATTATTAATAAGCGTTGGCCCCGAGATTAAACACTCGTCAGGAACATCCCCAAATATGTCGGTAACCATATCTTGTGTCTGCTGTATTTCGCTGGCGACAATCCTTTCAACTTCACTTATGCCCGCCTTACCATTTACGTCATTTCTTATCTGAGTAATATCATCTTCTGTTTGTCTTTTAATCTTCGCATCTTCAATACCTTTTCTCATTCTTCTTAAGGTCGCTCTCTCATCGACCCAATCAGAAAAGATTATTTCCGGATCCGGCTGCACAATAACGGCCGGTATGTTTATTACGTACGGATTACACCAGTCTCCGACTACCCCATATTCCGAGATACTGGCAATATAGATAACAAATCTCATTTCGGCACTTACTTTGTATTGGATATTTCTTTCATTTACAACCGTGTTCCATGTATAGCTTTTACCTAAAGGGTGGCCCGGATCATCAATAACTGTCTTTCTTTTATAATCAGTGTGTTTTTCATCAAGTTTCTGCAATATTTGGTCTTCCGCTATCTTATCCTCAAAATTGTATGGATCTGTTGCCCCTAATGTAATCAGAGATTCTTGTGTTTCGCTGAATGTTTTTACCACGGCGTAGGATTTAACTCTATATCCTATTATCTTTTCATTATCAATCAAGGCCGGTTCATCCCAGTGTATATCCATTTTCCCCGTGACAAAAGGAGTCCCCTCATTAATTTTTTCGGATTCTTCGTAAATAGAGTCTTCAAGCCCCTCTATTACTTCACTCTCGGTTGCCACTTGATCATCGAATATATCTTTATAATCATTAGCATCATCTATAAAATCACTTTCTTCCCCCAATATATAAGATAACAAGTTGTCTGCCTCGCTCGAACTAATTGCTCCCGAGGTTTCAGCGTCGTCTATCCTAGATGTTAGATCATTATATTTTTTTACATTAACATCATCTATGTTACATCCTAAACTGTCCGTCGCCTTAAATTTCAGGTTACCTGTTCCCACTGTAGTTATATCCTGCTCATAAGTTCCATTAGCCGTTATTACAGAACCTTCGGTGCCACCTATTTCTGGAGTCAGCGTTCCCCCAGTATATCCGCTGACGTTAAAGGTTAACCTATATTTAGTTGATGATGCTACCAATATGTCTTGTTCAAGATCTCCATCTCCACCGGAATGTGAGGCATTGCCCCCAGAGATTGTCCACCCTGTGCCTTTTGTCCAATTAACATCAGCAGAAAAATCACCATTTGTAACCTTCTCTGACCATAGTTGTAATTTATTTACTTTATTAATAATTTCTTGAATTGTGCTTGATTTTCCCTGGTATCTCGATCTATTAGATATAGATATTTCTCTTAATTTGATATCTTCATAAACCTTATCGGCGATATCATAATCGTCCGGAGTTATCTCAACCGTTATAGTATTCGTGTTTATGGCATTAGGCATTGATGGTATTTTTTCTGCCAACACCATTTTATCCCCTTCTCCATCATCCAGATTGATCACAAGATTATTCGATAGAGTATAAAGTCTTCTTGCTTGATTTGCCGTAAGGCGATCTGTATGATAAAATAAATAGTTGACTCCCAGTTCGTCAATATTTACTATCCCCCTATGAAGTTGTATTAATTGAGATATTTCTCCTGTATTGATTGTTGCTTTATTGTAATGTCTGATATCAATAATCGGAGACCAAACTACCGTGCTGGCAACATTCTCAAAATGGTGATGATCGGGAACGGTGTTATAACCTCCACGGGATACGATAGTATAGACACCTCCGCTTTCGCTGACCTCAATATATTCATTTCCTACTAGCAAATACGGAGTATTAGAATCGTAGTTTGCCAATGCCCCAGATAATGATAAATCTCCGCTATCGTCATCTACTGTTGTTTCGCCACTTGTAATAGTACTTGAATTAGATGCTATTTCTCCACTACTGTTGACATAAATATATGCGATTGCTACTTTACTAGTATCTCTTGCTGCATCCACTGTTCCAACGGTTAGTTGAGCAGAATCATTTAATAGGGGATAAATCGTATCCGGGGTCATTGTCCCGCCGGGGAATGCATTCTCATATCCGGTGAGAGATTTTTCCTCATCATATTCAACGTAAAGATAATAATGTCCCTCTACATCTGGAATTGAGACATTTGTTAATGCAGACAAATATATTATTTCACCGTCTGATCCCATGGCATAGCCCGGTTGTACTCGAACTGTCGTTGTGTTTAGTTTGGTAACAGTAAAATAATCATTATCTGTTAATCGCCCGTCGCTTTTTATCCCAGCGATTACACCAAATGACAACACCCCTCCAGATGTAAACATGGAGTCATATCTTTGCTGAATATTCTTCACCATCTGTAATTGCAGATACTCCAATACGCGTCTTCTCTGCATTATTAGATTAGCAAAATCAGTAAAAATATTCACACCGCGCTCCCTGCCCCTATTTTCCAATTTGACCCGTCACTATAAATATATAAAGTCTCATTATTGCTGGTGAGATCTTGTGACGCTGATCCCTCAATGGTCTCAGATCCTTCGGTGGTTATAGATGCGGTATTGCTGGCTGAAACTTTTTTAAATAAATACCTCTTGCCAGCTATCAGTAAATCTGTATCCAGGACAACAGTGATGTCTCCATCAGCGGTATTTAATTCGATAATATAATCAGTATTCAATACAGTGTAAGGGCTATCAGCAACGGCAATTATTTTAAACGGAACCTGCAACATCAATCTCTGCAGAATAGCAAGGGTTGCATATTTTAATTTCGATGTAGAATCTTGATAAACAGCTGTCAAATCTGTTAAAGCCGCTGATGTTACTGGATCTAACTCAGACACCTGCTTAGTCGGAATGGGTAATGTCATTTATCCTCCATTTATATGTTCCAAAGATGTCCACCTCCTTTTGGTAACAGGACATTTAGAACCTTTGTAATATTTTCTTGGTAATTTGGAAAATTTGTCAAGATATTTTCATACCCATGTAGTATTTTAATGGGCGTGATCATATATTCTCCGGCATCGGTCACAATATAATATCCGTCTTCAGTTACAACATTCGTCTTTACTAATCCATCGATTGTTATTTTATTGTGAACCGACAAACTCTTTAACAACAGGATTTTTGCATTGTCTGCAATTTTATAATTATGTTCTAGATTTTCAGCAAGGGTAAGCGTTTGCCCTTCTATTCCTATTATTTTATGCAATTCCGCTTCTGTTGTATCTCCATAAATCAATATATAACGATATGTGTTGATTATATTTATTTCACTCGCCAAAACAATTTCATTCTGGTGAGCATTAGCATTTGATTGAAGTACTTTCACTACATTGTCGCCATAACCAAGATATGCAGCCTTTTTAACTATCGGCAGAGTATTAATATTGACAGATATTTCGGCGTCCATTTCACATTCTAGACCAATCAGCCCATCTAACTTTCTTGTATATAATTTGTTATCGAGAGGATATACATATGCGTCTATTAATGATATAATCAAGTCACCATTTTCTGTGACAAGATAATTCCCTTCCCCATCAATTATATAATTAACCATATTGGATAAATCAATATCAACCTTAAGAGCGTATCTGTCCAGAATCCTGTCGTAGTTTCCCTCCAGTATTATAGCATATCCTCCATAATGACAATTTTCTGTATCTTCATCCCAGACTATTAATATCTGTTCAAGACCTCTAAAATTATAGTCCATGTCTTCTACTTCTACCCACCAATAGCCATTTTCATCCTGATAAGCCTTTACAATTCTATGGGAGTTAGTAGATAATCTTGGTTTTATGGTAATACTCTCACCGTCCGCGAGGTTGTCAACACTGTCCAAATTTACCTTGGTATTATCTCCAGTATTGCTCTCTGTGGGACTATATATTTTATCAACTTCTTCGCTGTAAATTGCTTTAACATAACTAGGTCTTAATGCCTCCCCGTATCCCGCAACATCATTATCTATGTAATTGTCTAACCATCCTGATATTTCGAATGCTTTTTGCAAATTTTTAAACCTTGGTATTCTGTCTCCATCCTTGACATTGTCCGGAAATTCTATATATTTCTCCAGCGTTTCTGATTCGGTTGCAATATATGGATATCCATTATCATCATAATTTACATTGCGCTGATGAACCATTAAGACTTCACCTTCTGGAATCTCATTATCTAAAGATAGTTCTATTATTTTTTTATTCACTCTATCGAATAAAACACAATTCTTATAGATTGAACGATCTAATAAAGTATAGACCACTATGTCATATGTTCCATCTGTTATTGTAGCATCAAGAACAGCATTATCACCATCTTTCTCTATTACTTGGTAGACATTACCATCTATGATTACAATATCATTAACAGAGGCGTTTTCGCCAATCCCGATAATAACATTAGAAGTTACCGCCTGGCCGTTATATTTAACTTTTTTATCCGCTATATATATTCTTTCATTATCTTTTACCGCATAAACGGGTACTGAATAATATAACCTATATCTGGGAAGGATGTCGCTAGGATAGTCTGTTTCAATTATTTTTACCATTCCGGGATATTTCGCGAAAGGTATCCCAGCCATGGCATGAATAAAGAAATTTAGATTATCTTCTGTTGGACCGGTTCGAACTATTGTCCAAATCATCCTCAATAAACTTATTTTTATATCATAATGATAATCTCCGAGAGAAACATCCAATAGCCCGGTCACAAAATTTTCTGCAATATCGTTCTTGATATAAATTTCCTGTGCCCAATAATCATCTAAATCCCCATCTGCTGATAATTGAGATGCTGTTTGGATTAAGACTTTCCTATTATCTCCTAAATGGTCGTTTCTTACAACTCCGGATATAAACGGTAAATATTGATCAATTATTTCATAATTTGTTCCCTCTTCAATTAACGCCGTCGCGGTATTTATCTTATTTTGCATATTCTCAATGCCAAAAACATCTTCATTCAGCAGATATGATGTGCAATCTCCATAAAGTAAAGACATTGTGGAATATCGTTCCAACACAGCCTCTGATCCACTTGACAACTGTCGATACAGATAAATATATTCAGGAGCATCTGGGTCTATCATAATATTCCAACATTTGTACCCAGTGCCGACAGCAACTGTTATTATCCGGGGAATCATCTCAAATGTTTTCAGGTTAACCAGTTTGATTGTATATTGGTCTTCTCCATCTGCTACAACTCTAGGCAAGATAATCAGATTATTGTTTATAATTAGATCGCTCCCATAGGTACCTTCTCCAAGATTATGGATGTGTTCCACAGATAAATCCTGTTTTTTCCATCGGTTTATGCCCACGGGAGTGCCTGATTCATCTATAGTATAGACATAGTATTCATCCTGGACTATATTATCTCCATTTATTGAGGTGGAAGGATCTGCCGTTCTTTGATCAAGAGACAAATCGGACTTCAATATTTTATACATTTCTTTTAATGTGTTACTATAAGCGTATAAATAATCTCCATCTTCTATTATACAGCGAATATTTGTGTTGCTATCATCGAAATAGTTCGCTCCATCTATATTCTCGCTGAATATTGTGCCGTCAGATATCTTAAATTTTATTATATCCCCTGTTTCATATCCCCCAAGATATATATATTCATCATCAGCGCATCCAGAACTTGTTCCGTGGTTTGATCCAATAGCATCACTTGATGCGAATACCTCCCATGTTTCAACAACTTCCAGGGTGTCTAAATCTATCTTATATAAATGCGGTTGGAATGGGTCAGGATTCGTCTGCGCCGGATCACAATAATCTGCTATCCACAAATAACCATCTTTAATTACAATACAATTTAAAAAACCTCCCACATGGAAATCAACATCATCGTCTATACTTTTGGTAGTTACAGCCATTGTTGAAAGATCCACTCTGACTATAATTGCATTCCCTGTTTGTACACAATCAACACTATACCAATAGCCATTATTAATAATCGATGCATCTCCCCAATAGGCCGGGATAACCTCTGTAACTGCCAGAGGCTCTGTTGTATGCTCAGTTTTTATCCCATAAAGATTTGAAAACTTTTCCCAATAACGCTTTCTAAATTCCAGAGCAGAATCTGGAAACATAAGAGCCACAGCATCTTCTTTATTCTTCAATTCTCTAACTAATTCAATCATTCCCTGCCAAATCTTTGTGATAGGTCTTTTGTTTTTTAAAAGAATATAATAATCACTAACCACCTGCCACAGGGATCTTGCTTCGTTAAGACTGTTTAATACCATTTGAGGCCTTTGCTTTTCCTTCCATAATTTCTTTTCTGCTTGTTATCCAGCGATAAATATTCTGGGCACCCATGAATACTAGGGCGGCCACAATCAAATAATTAACATGTTCGGAAATAGTTGCTCCGTTGCCGTTATAGGCGGCAAATATCTTTGAGACTACGGTAAATTTTAGCGTCCAGGAGAACAAATAAGCAAAACCAGCGTTCAACCATCGCTGGATTTCTTTGGGAAATCCATCTTTAAAGATTTTTCCCCATTCGTCCGGAAATGCTTTGATCATACTGGATAATATATTTACCACAGCATATACACAGAGAGATAGAAAGAAAAACATTACTATCTCCATACTAAATTGTTTAATTATTTGCTCCATTTTCGCTCCTTTTCATTACTATAGACGGTTTATGATGAATAGGGGCAGAACTTGGTACCCCTTTTTGCTTTTTCTTTACTGGCTCTTTCTTCTTTTCTTTTTTTGCCATTCGTGATTATATTCTACCTTCTAATCTAAATATAGCCGTTTTATTAATAGTTATTACATCTCCGGGAACATTGATAATTTCTTTTGTCTTCACGCCGTTTTCCCTATAATTATCGGTAACGACCAAATAGGATAGTTCTCTTACCCCCTGTAGATATAAATATTCTTTAATTCCTTCATATGTTAGGGATACCTCCCCATCCTTTGATGTTAAGGTATTAACATAATCCTCAATATGGCCTTTTATGGTGGACAAAATAGTGTTATCGCCAGTTGTAGCAACAATGGACAATAGATGAATATTTTTATGCCTGACCAAAATATCCTGCCCCTTATAATGAATATGTGGCTCATTGACCCAATTTTGCACATTTTTAACCAGGGAACTATAATAATAAGTTATTCTCACCTCACTTGAGATTGCGGGATTAAATTTTATAATACTCTGTCCCCGTACAGATCTTTCATAATTATTGTCATTGTGTTCCCATATATAGTCAATCCCCTCCGTCAATTCAATCTCTGGACTACTATCTTTGATAATTATTTTATCAATCCATACTGGCACTCTATTGCTAAAATCTATCACGTTAATGTAGTCAGATAAATCCGGTTCCACATCCACCGTATCGCTTTTGAGATATTCATCATCAATATAAACGTCCACACATCCACCTATATTGACCCCACTATTGTATGAACTCCGAACATCTATATAATCCAGAGAAATTGCCGCCTCTGTTGTTAATCCCGAGGGATAGGATGTTTGTACTTTTATTTTAATAGTATTATCTGTCGCATAATACTCTGTATCAATATCGTTCGAAATAGTTAATCCCGAGACAGAAAATGTATTTTCTGCTATTTGTTCCCATACTTCTTGAGATGGATCCCATACATACATTTTTAATCCATCTCCCCCATATCCGGAACCATATCCTTTGATGTAGAGTTGGATCATGTCCGCCAAGGTGCTGATATCGAATTCAAAATAGTTGACAGCATATTCTCCCGCCAATCTTCTTATCTGAATGTTATCATAATACCATTTATACCCAGCCGTATCAACCGTTGATATTCCGAAGGCATCCATATTAGAGGTGGCAAGATATTCTGATAAGGGAGTTCTCGCCCCACAACTTATTTTTGCCGTTGCTTCCTCAAGGGCTTCTTCTGTTTCTTCCAAATAGAAATCGATCGCATTATCTTCGCTTATTTGCATTTTGAAATAATAATCAGTATTTTTTTCAATCTTGGTTATTCCAGACACTATGTATGCTAATGTATTACCGGGGAATTCCATCACTTTATTGACATACATATCAGCATTCACCAGATCATTATCAACAATGAAGATATTGGGTTCACAAACGAGTATGGTTACTTCTCCTGATGGTGTGATATTTTCCGGAAACACACAATCTGTCAAAATATCTGTGTCTCGGGTAAACTCAAACGGAACATAATAGATTTTATTCCCAATAACATTAGATATAAATGCTACTGTGTTGGTACCCAGGTGTACTCCGTCCCCAGGATTTAGTGTTATTGTTGTTCCAGAGACTGTTCCCGTTAATTCAAGACTTTCTGCATCGTAGGATGAAGGTCTCCATACTATTCCGTATCCGCTAATGGCATCTGCCTTCCCGGAAGATGGTTTTCTCACAGTAATATAACTATATCCGCCATGGCTCCCGCTTTCAACAGGATCATAATCGGTTCTAAACTTCCCCGTTATCTCAATATTTTTCTGCAATTCTGAACTCAACTTTTTCTGACATATTGGGTTATAAGTTTCAACAGGAATATCATCTCCGCTGCTATATTCTTCCAAGAACTTTGAAACATCAAAACGGAGAGCGATATTGGTAGTTGGATTAACAGCAGACGGAGTATCCCCCGTTGGGGATACTGGTAAACTCTGATTTACCACATCTTCTACGAATTGTGCCATAAATTATTCTCCTTGTATATAGACACTATCACCATCATTGACGACAACTTCATTATTATTTCCTCGCGGTCTCGTGAAAACTATTTGGCTGGAATCCCTAACTGCCTGAATAAATTTCTGCACACCAGCCCGTATGATCATTTCCGCTACGATATTGCCACTATAGGCGGAACTTATCGTCCCTAACACTAATTCCCCGTCCACGACCATCACTTCTTTTTTGTCCAGATAACTTCCCACGGATAACCCGTGCTCGCTTTTTATCCATCCATTACCTATATTAAAACCCTCACCTATAACATTCTCAATATAACATCCATTTGCGGCCAAATATGTTCCGTTGATGTTATTATAAACTTCAATGTATGTATATGTTACGGAACATCCAGTATTGTCCTCTGTAATCGATGCAACGGTGATAGTTGTCTCGTCTTCACCCTCGTCATAACCAACGGATATAACAGTATGTTCTCCATCGTCTGCACCCGCATCGGATAAAGTCAATTTCATTCCCGCTTTCATTTTAGCAGTTTGGTCACCCGGGATAATAATATATTCATTATCTTTATCTGTTTCTACTCCTGTATGAGAAGCCGAGGTGATTGATTTAATAATGTTTACCCGGGTAGATTCTGCTTCTGTAGGGTCAATAATGTTTATTGTATTACCTTCTTCGAATCCTGAATAACTATTCATGTGTATAATCGTGTCAGTTAAGCCAATATCATTGAGGACATTCTCAATTTCCCCGATAACTTCAGATGATTGGGTAAAAGTCTCGTTCAATATATTGTCGGTGCTGATTTCTATAAGATCAGTATCCTCGAAAGATATTTTATTATATTGATACTGATTAAATTCTTCTCCATCTGCAGATTCTATTGCATTGGACAATTCACCAGACTGTCTAAAGAGATAAAATGCTTTATTGGGCACGGCTGCTATGTTACCTTTGAGTTTACCCACAAAATTACTGGTTCTATTATATTCGCCATTGGCTATTATGGTATTATAGAGAAGATCCCTTACCATCTCGTTGTCCCCAGCACCAACAATATCTATATTTCTAAGTCCTCGGAAATTCTCTCTAATGGATAGTTCAATCCCTGATTTTGACATCATATTTCGCGAATTTATAGAATTTCTTATTAAATTATAATATTCAGATACAGTATAATCGGATGTTCCGCTGGTCATTGCTTCGTGGACGATTTTAACCAATTCTGCCGGAGCATCATCTACTTGTCCCAGTGTATTTTCTGCAATGCTCTCCCCTCTAGTATTTTTTACTCGAATATTCCCAATAGTGAAATAACCGTCAATCACGGTATAGACATTGGCATTCGTGGACAAAATAACATTATCAGTAAATTCAAATTCCTTATTTCCAGAATATAGTTTATTCCCCGCGGCTATTTCCCAAGAAATTGGTTCCGTAAAATATAATGTGATCATGCCCGTTGTTTCATTAGATTTTCCCTCTGTGACTAGAAAATTAGAGGCTAATCGCTTTATCTGATCAACCGTCATGTTTGAATAATTGGATAAATTTAGAGCATCTTTTTCTGTGTCAATCACATCGAGCGACATCTTGGTAGTTAAAATATATACGAGAGGTACTATCAACAGCTCATAAATATTGCTGCCTTCTCGGATATCATAATTTTTTAAAGTTTCATCCTCTGCAAATGTCTCTCTTATAAATTCAACAATATCCATTATGTCTCCTATAATTCTAATTGTTGGACACCATCGAGGGTGACCAACTCAATACTCATATTCACCTGACCATTGGTGATAATTATGTCAAGATTTTTTAACTTTGCCCTTACAAATGTCTCAGTTGCCAGGAGTTCTTCATTTTCTTGTAACTTAAGCATTTTCTCTGAGGTTTTACTCAACGCTGATATAATGGTATTATGCATTAACCCAACATTTTTATTTGATAACTTTATGGTTTTATAGGCATCTAATAAGCCCCCACAATCACTTCCATATAATAATCTACAAAACCTCTGTGACACAGAGACTTTACCGGTTGCCCGGGGACCATTGTTTATTATATCAAAACATGTTTCGGAATCCTGAGAACCTATATTGTCTAATATTTTTAAGTCAATCATGTAACCTCCGACATCATTCGAGACACTCCGGTAATTCTATTCAACTGTCTTTCGCCCTCATCCATTTTGATTTTAATGTCCGCTACTTCTCTTACTAAGTCTGATCCTAATCCAACAATGTTCATCGCCGAGTCTATCGCTTGATTTACTGTCTTATCAAATGTTTCTTCTAACCTCTTGATAATTTTACTGGCTGTTTTTTGTATAGACCTTAATAGATCCTTTGATATTTTTGGGTTGCCAAACGGGGGAATAATGCATTTTGCTATAATCATCCCTATTCCACCACCAAATATTATAGCATTCCCCACACTTATTTTATTCAAAAAAATTTCAGCCTGCATAATCTTATTAAGCAGGGGCATTAAGCCCAGTTCCCGCAAAGAGCCAATAAGCCCATCGATATGAGGATCGGAATATCCCGTCAAATCCTTTATGCCCGTTTTTATCGATGTTAAATATGCTATTCTATCATCAATAAGTTGATAGTAATAATCATAGGATGGTTGCCCCAACAGCATGTCCTTAACAATATGAAGCCCCAATCCAAGAATAAAATTGATAGTAAAGTTAGGTTCGTCACCACCCCATTCAATATTATTCAGGATACTAACAGCCCTTGATAATTTTTCGGCATAATCTCTTTGTCCTTCTATTTTCTCCAAATCGTCAGCCACAATATTATCAACATATCGCAATTTTCTGTAAATGTCATAATATTTTTTCCATGCTTGGATACGATCCCGCATATTCCGGATAGTACATTTATCCGGGATAAGGTTTTTTATGGCATTAGATTTATTCTTTATATTAGAAATAATATCTGCCCTCTCTTTTTCATGCTTTCCTATCGTTTCTTGATCAGTATAGTCGGGCATCAATTTGTTTAACTGCTGAAGAATTTCAACTCCAGACAATACTTGCGATTGGGCACCAAACACCGTTAAGTCTCTACAACTACCATTCAGTCCATCTACCCACTCAAGAATATTCGGGTCATTATCAAAGGTAAAGAATGGTGCTACTGCAGATTCACCCATATCCTTAAGCATTTTTTTTATATCTACCATTGATGATATAGATGGTGCTGTGACCGGTTCCTGATCATTAATCATTAATCGTACTTGTTCTGCAATCTTATCGGCATATATCACCATATCCCTTCCCGAATAATATCTCAATATCTCAAAATATGCTCTCAGGATACCAATAAACTCTCTTATAAGATAATTACCAGACGCATCTAACAGCGAGGAAAGATTATCGGACATAAATTTTTTTATATCAATATCGGTTAATGCGGTTTTTATTGGCTTTTTTCTCTGTTTTTGGTATTCTTCGAGGTTTAATCCCTCTCCCAAAACTTCCTGTTCAAGTCTTTGTACTATCACTTCTTTAATAATCTCTAAAACTTTGGAGCTTATCCCCGTAGATTCTAATGAGAGAATATCCTTGAGAGCTTGGGCTTTTTTTTTGGCTGATTTTAAATTCCCCAGGATTATACTGCTGTTTGAGGATAATATCATATTGTTGATAGCGGCTTTTATCTGTGGTCTGATATGATTACATATTTCTTCAAGTTTCTTATATGGTCCCTCCGACATTTTGGATTTATTTTCAATTAATCTCACGCGCGACTTAATCAAATTCAGTAGAGTTATCTCCCATGTGCATGATTCACGCACTAAATTTGCTTGATATTGTGCAATATATAATGCCCACGACAATGGACTTATTGATCCGACAATATCATTAATTGCCTTTACAAATGCATCCCCAATATCGCCGAGATTCTCTATCGTATTCATTATCTCGCCAATGATTGGGCCTAGCCATAGCCCAAGAATCCCCAATCCAAGACTTACTATCCCAGATTTTTCTATCTGCTTTGATAGGTCTATAGCGTGTTTAAGATTAATAGCCTCTGATAGTGGGCAGTTCTGCATTTTATTTCAATTTCCTCATTACTGTAATAATGTTATCTTTTTTCCGCCTTATTGTAGATTCTGACACCCCTACCCGTTGAGCAATCTGCTCATTAGTTGACAATCTTGGATATCCGTGTATCCCATAAGTTAGTGCCAATATTTTCTTTTCGTCAGAATTCTCAAGTTTATTATAAACCATATCCAAGAAGTTTTTTTCATTGAATGTGGGATCAAAAGCCATTGTGATATTGTCTGCAAAAGAGATATCTGATGTTAATTTTCTGCCAGTTTCCTCTGATAATCTTTTTATGTCGCCAATACCCATCTTTAATCTGTCAGCCATTTCCTCGTAGGTTGGCTTTCGTCCGACCTTCTCCTCAAAGGTAGCCACCTCGGATGTGAATTTGCCAAATTTCTGCGATCTTTCTTCAGGAATATATATAGGACTCGCTTCATTCACAAACCTATTCATCGATTTCATATAATTGCTCACATGGTTAGCCAATGGACCTTTTTGGGGATCAAAAGTATTGAGAGCTTCTCCGACTAATATTTCCGCCTGCAATCTTAACAGGTTTTTAGGTATTGTGCTCCCAGAAAATCTATTGACAGTTGAATTAATTAAAGGTTGATATTTCTTTAGGACATCATTATATTCCATATTATCTCCTTGGCAATATATCGTCTCCATATTCTTCTAGTAATTCCAGGATTTTATCTCGCCTCTCCGTTATAAATACCGTCCCATCTGGCACGACAGTTGTTCCATGCTCTTCTAACGTTTTCACTTGATCTGTAACTTCTGATGCCATATCGGGTATAATTTTCTTATATTTCAATTCATATATACTCTTAGGGGTATTATCTCGTGTTATCAGTCCTCTTGAATACAAATATTCTCCAAATGTAATGATTTCTCGTTTACAATACCCATCTTTTTTAAATAAATCTTGATGATTTGTTTTTATAGCATTAACGCTGTTTACTACCTCGGAGCCAGTTCTTTTTTCGCGTTTTCTCCTTTTTAGTAGTTTTAGATCATTCGAATGTTCTGTTATGGGAATATAACCTATCATTCCCAAAATACCGGGAGAATATTCGCTTTCAACTACTTTGGCTGCAACCCCTTTAGAACCAGTAAGAATAGGATTGTAGCAATAATCGTATATCTTATTAATATTTGTAAATACTTCCCTCTCCAGAAATGGATTGATCAAACCGATATCTGTCAGACTGGTTATTTTTCTGACATTAGTCATCTCAATTTGTGTCCCGGTTTTTCCCGCAGACTGATCTATCATTATATTTACGCTGGATAATATTCCATAATAAACAGCATCCTGTGGTACATCATAGACAATGCTCGGAAATCCCACTACTCCATAGGGGTGTAATTCTGGAAATGAACATTGCAGGATGTTCTGTGAATATCGTTTTTTCATAAATTCATAATCACAGAGGTTTTGCCAAACAATATTGCTTTGTTGTTCAGCAATTTCTTCAGGTTTTAGAATGTCTTCTCCAATTATTCTATTAAACAGATAACTCTTTATCTCAATTGCTCCCCGTATCCCAAATTCATATTCTTCATCTGTCAGATTATACTTATTTTCCTTTAAATCCCCGGGCGATTCTCGACTGAAAAGATTATTATCGAATATTTTATAGACATGGCGTAGTCGCGTTATGGGGGTGCTCCGGATATTGTCATTTAACAATTCTACATCATCACCGGCAATAAAGACATTACATTTGGGAGGAGCGACATTTAATATATCGGGCAGCAATACATATTTAGCCATCGATTTATCATTTGTTTGGATTTTTAGCCCAGACAGTATTTTCTCCACTCCCTTATCATTATAGGCGGGACAACCAATGTTGATATAGCGGTATCCCACATGCATTAGTTTTCTCAAAATACCATCCAATGGTGTTTCATTGTTCAATATGACATCCATATTGGTAGATTCCAGAAAGTTGGTCAACCCCTCCGCCCTATAAAATTCTTTAAACAAATCTTCATCAACATAAACATGATCGCGACTAATTTTCAGTCTCTTGTTGATATTTTTATAATAATATTCCCACGAATCCTTTAATAGGGATAAAACTTTATCAAAATAATCAACAACATTAAGTTTAACAGGATCTCCGAGATTAAATATCTGAAAAGCATTTTTTATAGCGTTGTTTATCACGGTTGTCCCCATATTTGCATCATCCATACCATAAAATTCATATGAACCAACTAATTGAAAAAAATTCTCGAACTCAAGAGCGGATAAATATTGAGATGGCAGATCGTTCAGATATTTATTCTGTCCAACGGCTAATATAGATCTCGTCCTAAGGTCTCTTTGCCTATTATAGGTAACACCCGTGGTTACACCGTCAAATAATAATCGGTAGACCTCTGAATCACAATCGTAATAGAATACCGTTATGATTGTACCGTCCTTGATCTCCGACAGTTTCCCCACTTGGGGCAAGGTAATTGTGGCTACACACAGATTATTCTCATGCATGGATATACTTATTTTCATCATTGGGACCTTTATTCCCTCCAAGTAGCAAACGGTATTCAGATCAACACCTCTCATTAATGCCCCCCCATGTCAGCATAATCACTTTTTACCAACATTCGTAGTTCTACTCTTGAGAATGTTTCCCCGGCCTTCACATTATCCGTTAAACTCATAATATAACCCGTGGCCACCCTGTTTTTATATACAATATGCACTTTCTGATCCCTATATAAATTCTTTACACTCCATTTTTCGCGATAATATTTATTAAATAGGTGCTTCCATGAATATTCAACACCTTCTACTATTACGCTCTCTTTTGTATCCGGTAATATTAAACCAAAAATATAGGTATCGGGATAACTCCCAAAACTAGTAATCCCCCCATATACACCTGTGAATTGATATTTTTCCAAGAAGTATTTATTGATCGATTGTAGAGAGAACTCTCTCATTGGTTGTTCTTCTATGGGCTTATTACTCATAAATATAGATGCCTTATTATCCTCTCTTTGAACATTAGATATATCAGCCTTATCAATATAATCTATTTCGCCAGCCAAGTTCTCCACCGGATTCCCCAAGGGAATCAGAGTAAACGAAAAATAAGATAAACCTGTATTGTTTGACATGATAGACATATCAACCATATAACCATTTATCTGAATGCCTTTATATACGACTGATACATATGTATCCTTCCTTTGTGCAGACTTATCCTGAGACCCCAAACATACGCTGGCTCTCCAGAGGTTTTTATAATTCTCAATAAATTGCGTCTCCCATGTAGTATTTTTTGTGTCAATCACAATCCCACTAAATTTATATGGCTCTATGATCTTATTTTTAATGCCTATTTTATAATCATCATAATGATGATTGACCGCAATTTGTTCAGATCTTTTCTGGGTTACCGATGTTAATATAAAATCAGATGAATTTGATCTACCCACCGATATTACTGCCCGCGGATAATTTCTTGTCTCTCCATCAGTGAATAATATTTCCATTATTTATCCCTTCCATGCTCTGACTTCGGCTAATATTTCTCTGGTCGCCGTTTTATGTTGTTCGGCCGCTATCAATAAATTATTGAACAATGTTATAACATCCCCCCATTGCCCTTTGTAAATTCCAGAAACCTCTGTCATTCTATCTTTTTGATCAAGGTCTTTTTTGTCCAAAAATGCTTGAGCGCCTGTAATAGACCCATGGTGTGAGACCAACAAACTATTAACATCATCAAATAGAGGATCTAGTGCCCCGGGAGAAACACTCTTATCAGTTAGTTTTATAAATTCTTTATGAACATCCGCTCTTATCTCATCCCATGGAAAGCTTTTTGTTTTTAGGTCAACAGCTATTTCGGTAAATAACCTTTGTCCTTCTGATGTTGACAACAGTTCTCTGGTTCGACTACTACCTCTCCTTGATAAATATTCTAAGTCTCCTGCCCATTTTCCATAGAGTCCACCAGGAGACTGTCCCATCAAACCTATGAAAGATGTATCAACATGGACGCCCTTTATGTCAGCATACATGTGGACGGATCTCAAGAATGTCGCCATATCCTCATCGGTTATATCTTCTTGTTCCAAATACCCTAATTTTCCAAACAACATTGCTACATCTACGTCTTCACCCTTGCGTCTTGCCTCCCCTATCGCACCCAATAAAGCTTCTGCATCCTTACTTTTTAGGATTCCTCCCATGTCATCATATTTCCCTGATATCATCCCCTCTGAAAATCTTTCCAGAATTTTTGCTTGCCTGGTTACTTCTTTTTTTGTTCTCCATGGAGAAAACCAGTTTCCCTTATCTCGAACATACCCCTGTTTATACAATTGCATAATAGTTTTTTTATTTGCTCGCCAGAAATCTTTATCGCCAAAACCAACCCTATCCATAACCTCATCAGCTAATCCTTCATACTCTCCAGATTGAATCGCTGCAAACAGCATGCTCGCATAAGGCATATGACCCCCCACGCCTCCATATGTTAGATATTTTGGTGGCTTTTCTATCCCGTATTTTTCCCTTAATTCAATATACATTTGTTCTGCTCTGCTTGGGTCACTTGCTAATATTGAGAACAATTCATTTTGGGGTCTTGTCACGTCCTCAATAAGATTACTTATGGGGGTGAATATTACATCGTCTAACTCTTCCCATACAGTCTTTTCCCCTTTTCTATACTTTTTTAGTTCTAATGCAAGATTTTTATCGTATTCTCCTTTATATAATTTCATTGAAGCATTGATCTGCCCCTGATTTAATCCCATATTCTCAAGAGTAAAGCGCATTGCATTAGTTCTTTCTTTACTATCATCTGGATACATTTGGTCAACTATCATCCGCGCTTTGGTCAACGCCAGCGATGACATAATTTCCCCAGACCGGTTGGGTCCAATTTGTTCTAACAATCCGGGCATTCCTGTCTGTAGAGCAATATATTTATCCATAATATTGCCTCCCCGGAAATATTCTGCCGCTCTTTCAGATAGTCCTCCTACTCCTATCTGACCAGTTAAAAACTTATTTAAGACCTCCTCGTTTAAAGTTAATTCCCCGTCCTTATAGTCTGATAATGCAGCAAAATATATAGGATTTGACATAATTTCATTCAATCCCCAACTTTTTAATCCAGAAGTGTCCTTGTCTTGAACAATATTTAATGCCAATTCACCTCCGGTAGACATGGGTATACCGTAAGTGGAATATATTCTCCTCGCGGTGTCCTTGCTCCATGAGGTTAATTGTTGTGCAGATAATCCTGAGTATGCTGATGCTACATTAAGTCCCTTGATGTACCCTGCGGGATTGGATATTTGCATTGAACTAATATCGGACATTACCTGAGTTGCTTCTGTATAAGAAGTATGCATTGTCTGCATAATTTCTTTAACGCCCTCCAATAATTCTCTGTAAGATCGCTTAAATGTTTCGACATCTCCTGTCTTTTTAAAATATCCTTGCTGGTCAGCCATTTTAAAGATATTATCGGCTTCATCTCGTTTAAACCCATACCCGCGGTGTGATGTGGTCATAAATCTGGACAATTCCGTTAATTGAGAGTCATCCCACCCAGTATAAGTAATCCGGTTTGAACTCTGTCCAGCTAGAATATTATTCTTGCCGGATCTATCAAGAAAATTCCACCAATCATGCTTTCTGCCTATATATTTATCTATCAAAGGGCGCACCCCAAATGAATAAATTGCCCCGGGGACAATTCCCATTGACCATGCGGCTATTTCGGCCCCCGTTGCTGCCAGATACTGACCTCTTTGTCCCCAATGCTTTGCTGCGTAGTATTCGGCTTCTCGCCGTGTCATATCCATATATTCTGGCTGAACTCCAGAGAGAGCCACAATATCTCGTGACCATAATGCTGGTCGATTAAACTGTTTGCTAAAGGTTTCCTGCATAAATGATCTTGGTGATTCGGAAGCTATATTCATCGCTTCTCTCATGGTGCCATGAATTTTAGTAGCTGATGTTGCCCCCATTCTCATGGCTTCTCCGCCGGAACGAATTAACAACTGTATATCTTTAGACAGTAATCCGAAGCCAGTTCTTAACTCTTTTACAACATCGTCCATATTTGCCACTATTCATCTCCAAGAAAATAATTCATTTTGTGCATTAAATTATTGATTTCATTTTTCTTTATTGTTTCCAATGGTGGGTAAATAAGCGAGGATAATAATTCTATAGCCTTTTGCCTATCTTCCAGATATGGTAATCTGGCACGAACTATATCTGCTAAGGCCTCTTTCTCATAAAAGTGTTTTAGCAGATAAAACGCTGGACTATTTCGATTTATTTGCACTCCCGGAGAAATTGATAACATTTTTACCCGCGCCCAGCCTGCGGGAGTGCTTATAAATTTTTTAAGTTATCAGATGAAAATGCTTTTTTTAGTAATTCTTGAAACTCTCCTTTCTTCTCAAGAATTATATTGCGAATATTAAACTTCATTTTGGAAACGAATTCTATGCGTTCTTTTAATCCTTCTTCCTGTTCAAATTTATTTCCCTGGCTCGCAACAAAATCTTTATCGTTATATTTGGCCAGATAAGCTGCCACTGAAATCTGGTTAGTTATTGATGGTATCGTTCCAATAACTGGCTCCCTGAATATCAGCCCTTCGCATCGCAGTGCCATCTTCGAAGTTATCTCCCTCAATGTAAAGAATATTTTGCCGTTGCATATCGTATGGTCTACTTCAATCGGCTTTCCACTTATCTCACAGTCAATAATTCTATTAATTTCTCCCTGTTCTTTCTCTTTTGCCGTGGTATTATCTATACTTTTTATTTTCTTCTGATCTCGCTCTTTGTCTTTCTTTATTTTGTCAATATCCATATATTATTCTCCTGTTATTATGGTGTCCCCACCGGCAATGGCTCGGTTTTTTCCCAGACAAATGTAGCCGACTGCATAACCCCTCGCTGACCAGCCTTGAAGCCCATACTCGCTCTTTCGGGAATAGCATTTTTAAGTCGCAATAACTGCGCTATTGATCTTCCCGTTAAATAGTTATTGTCAGCATTATTTTCGAAGAAAATCAACATTAAATTAACTGGTCTATCAAATAGATCGCTGTCTAAATCAAGAAATATCTGCGTATTAGTTAGTTCTCCATCATATTCCAATACATCGTAAATTGATTTTAATAGGTCCTTGAATAATATTAATCGATTAACAGCCAATCTCTCGTCTCCATCGGTTAACAAAGTATACAAAGCCTTTGAACCAATCTCCCCAACGGTTGTTACTCCACGACCTGCAGTCCACTGTTGAGTTGATATCATTCCAATGATATGATAATCCGAAAGAAGTGGATCACCGTCGTTTTCCTGGGGATCAGCGACGGCCAACATAACTTCATCACCACTTAATAAATTTGGACTGATCAAGCCTTCTATAATAGGATATGTAGGATTATCTATTACTTCCTGCACTGTTTTCATATTGTTTCTCCTATGTTATTGGCAAATATCTTGTTTTTGCCCACTTGATCACAACATTTTCGGCTAGGCCTCTTTGTCCTTCTGCCACAACATCGCTCATTTGCTGGATTAATACGTTTTCCAAATAGGCTAGCATCAACAATTCTCTTTTGCCGTTCATCATCTCAATAAGTAAACCTGTGGGTTTTTTGAATAATGGATGGTCAATGTTTTTCCAGATATTTCCATACGGATAATCTCCCGTCTCTACTGTCCATGGCTCGTCAGAATTTTCACCATGTTCAACATCTAACAAAAAGTTATACATCGCTTTCAAGAGATTGCTCTGTTTGGTTATTATCCGCGGTATGGCAATAACCTTGTCGCCCCTACTTGTTGTGTTGTATCGAGCATGTGTGCCAAGCTCACTTGTTTTATTGACTCTTTTAAATGTGTTGACATCCAACCCTTGCAATAACCCAATAGGTTTTAAGTCTATTACTCCATAACCATAGGTTGACATATTTGCAAGCAAAGCAGGACCGGGAGCGACGATAATACCATCGCCCCCGATGAATTCTATGGAGTTCGCTTGCCCACCAATGGGTTCGTTGGGGTTTAAACTTTCATCTAATGTAGGTACCATATTTGCTCCCTCACACTATATAAATATAATTGTTTATTCTGTTGACTGGATAATAATGCTTTATTTCAACCTTGTTATCGACTTGATCTCTATTTACCACATTTGCAGCAACTCCAATTACTTTAAAGTCAGCCAAACATTCTATTTCATTAACAAACTTATATCTGATAGTAGCTAGATCGTTATTCAATTTTTTGATATATCTCCTATTTTTAGCCGAATTAGTTGCTTCGTGGGAGATGCTATTATCTACCCCTTTTGCCACATGTGGTCTAAGGGTTGATCTAATAGCCTGAGCAACGCTGACAGTCACGATTACTATTGATAACTCTTTTTTTTCAAGAATAGCCTGAGCGGTTGTTTTCTGATGATAAATACCAATAGGTGCCCCTTCCATTTCCTGGTGTAACATAAACCACCCAGAGTCTTTAATTGCCTCAAGTTGATTTATTGTGAAATAATTAATGGTAGGTAGCCAAGTAATCAAAGGAAGTGCATCATTAGTGAATACATAACCCAATATTTTTGAAGAGACATAACCGGCCACTATCACAGCAATATGATAACCAAATAGTTTTGTGTCTCCCATCATTGCATAATATGGACCACATAATACTACTCGCTGACTATCATAGCCATTTGGAACAGTAACCGCTGTATCTGCATCAGTTTGAGGAGTATATCCACTATCACAGAATAGACTATCCTGTGGCCAGGATAATACTTCCGCAGAAAGGTCTCCAAAGGTACTACCATAATCTTTATTGACAGTAAATGTGTCATTCGAAGTATCAACAGCAATAACATCAGACTCAACGGTTATTCCGCCATAAGTTGCAGAAAATACCATTCCGGCTTTAATGTCTGCGGCCTCGCCAGCCCCTATTGTAACCACTGTTTTTGATCCATCTGATGCCGCCGCAATTTCAGAGATAGTAAATTCATCTCCATCTTCTCCATAGGTAAGTCCGTTGCCCCCGTTTACTACTTTTTCCGAAATAAATACCTGTTTCTCACGTTTATAGTCTGTTCCGGACTGTGTCTCTGCCCAGGTTTTAAATCCGCTCAAAACCGTTTCATTGTCTGTTAGGGGAACTATAAAGAATGCGGTTGATACCCCATTAATTGACTCTTGGGCAGCAACCCAACTTGTATTAGCAGCCAATATCGTTGATAATGCGTCGGTCCCATCAACAGGAATAGCATAAATCCTAAATTGATTGACTCCACCATTAGCGGCCAAATGTAAAAACGCACCAAAAGCCAGATTGCTGTCTGGGTCTTCTAGACTCTCCGATCCAAACTTATCCACGAGATCACCAACCGATGTAATGGTATAAAGTCCGCTAATGTCTGTTTTCTGAACTATAATATCATAAAGGAGAACAGGACGTCTGACTTTCGGGGTATTCATGTTAGACCCAAGATAATCATACCATATGCTATCATCCACACTGGCAGCCAATGCCCCTGTTACAACCTCAACAAGAGTAAACTGGCTATTGCCCACATCAATAGACAATATCTCGTAATACTTATCATCGTCTCCATGATAAAAACATTGCCCAACCTCTAATAGCGACATAAATTTTGTTGCGTTTGAGCCTCCAACCGTAACTATTTCACCCCCAGCATCCATAGTATAGGTTAAATTAGCGCCACCATAGTTTTTGCCAATCTGTCGCAAGAAATCAGTTGAGAGGAACGTTATGGTCGCAATGCCATCATTATTATAATTTGTTTTACTGATAGTGGGGTTTGTGTTGAAATAATATGCTGTTGACATTTGAATAGCAGCAGGATCCTCTTCGCCAGCTTTTCTGATGAACAATTTCATGTCACCGTTTGCCTGCATTTTCTCAGCATCATTTAATTTCATTTTATTGTCTTCTGTAGCGTCAATAGTCAGATCGCCTACCAATATCGGTCCATGATAAGTTTTTTTCGATACCCTCAATGGGACACCAACAACAACGGCCCCTCTCGTGGGCGCGACCAGGCTACTCCCTTGTATTTGATATAGTATGTTTGTAAATACACCATTTCTACTCATTTTCGTCTCCTTATCAAATTTGATTAATTACATATATTTTATCATTTATTTGTCAACTAATTTCTACATTAGTCTCCACTTACTTCTCTCACCGTTGGGAACCAATCATGAAATTCCCCTTCTATTGTTTTTGTCATATTGACTCTTATATCATAATAAACTGTCGACACCCATCCTTTCATAAAGTTATTTTCCCTGGGTGTTGCTTTATCTTTAACAATATCATCAAATGTTCTTGAAATACTTATGTCCGTAGATTTTGGGAGAGTATAGGTCTCCCTCATTTGAGACATGAGATAGCTTGCGATAGATTCAACCTCTTCATCGTTTGTGCTGTATATTTCAACAACGATAGTAAAATCTGATATATATAAATATATACGGTCTTCGCTCATAGGATCATATGATAATAATCCATTGCTGCCATTGATTACTACATTTTCCCTTGCTATTGATACAACCATGCCCGGATATTCCATTTTTTCCGCCCAATCTCCAGATGTATAAAAATTGTCCGCAGAATAATCTTCATGATTAAAGAGTAATCCCCTTAACCATATCAAATTTGCTTCTTTTAACGCCGTTTTATTAAACATTCGGCACTTCCAGAGTAAATGCAATATCCTGATAATGGAGTTTTTTTAGGAGGATATTCTGCCTCACGATAAATTTGCCCATAGATCCCATTAAATATGTGTAATCCGGTTGTCTGTTCACGACATATCGCTCCCGATTGCTCCTGATAACTATGTCTCCCTGTTTAACGATGGGTAAATTTGACATATAAGCCTGTACAACTTCTTCTTCTTTTTCGATTTGACCAATTTGAATATCATCCGTTATTGTCCTACTATAATTGATATATGTTGTAACCGGTCCTTTATATCCGTTTATTCTTCCACTGCCACCACAACTTGAGCAGGAAGATTTGATTCTTTTTTTTAGAGTCTCATTGTAGCAATTAGTACAATTCATATTCGTTTCTGATTTGCAATAAATATAAGATATCTCCCCGAGGGGAACTTTTTCCAATTGCCATAAAATATCTGAAGCAACTCCCAACAAATAAGGATCACCAATATTATTAGGAGTCACGATGTTAGATTCTTCTTTCCCACACACTATTTTATATTTAATATACTTATTATTAATCGCTTTCTGTTCTATATCAAGATATGATGTGGCTTTTCCCCGAGATATTATTTGGAACTCATCCCCATCATTTAATGCCCTTAATACATCAAATTCTAACTCCATTATTGGGGGCATTGTCGTCCACATTAATAAGACAGTATGAGTATTTGTTCTTTCTGCTGTAAATTCACTTATTCTCATGGCATTGCTCGCTGGATATCTGCCCAACCTTTAATCTTGTTTATTGATTCTTCGAACTCTTGCTTCATTGATGCCATTAAAGATATATAGAGAGGCGTATTCCCCTCTCTATCTGCTATTACTCCTCCATCGTTTATAGTAACTTTATTTCTTATTTTTTGAGCAACCCTCGCTTGCATAGCATAATAAGCTGTGCCCAATACCAACATATGCTCTGGGCAATCCTCAACTGTATACCCGGTTTGATAAATATGATCAGTATTTATTTTTGATAGTGCGATTACTGATGCACTGATAATATCATCCTCACTATACTCATAAGAATCCATTAGTTTATTTTCTATAACTATATCGCGGAACATTGCCCTAACGCGAGATATCAATTGGTTATTATTCATTTTTCCTTCTAAATTAAAAGGCATAGAGATTAAACTGTGTTCATATTCTCCATGCCTTTAATATCTTATCACTATGGGCAGATAAGAATCAATTATTCTTTATTCAGGCCACCCCAAAGTTTTTGCAGAGTGTCAAGGGTGTCCTTTTTGCGATAAGTAACTTTTTCATCAGTATCACGAGTTTCATTATAAGCATCCAAATTTTCCATGATCTTGGCACGGTTCAACGGTTTTGGCCCTTCCTTTTTATTGGTGATTTCATCGCCCTTTATTTCTTTTTTGGCTACCTCTTCCTGTTTCAATATTAATTCTTTTTTCTCGGAAATATCACCATCTTCAGCCTTATTAGTAATCCCTTCACCTTCTTCGCTCCCTTTGAGTTCAGGTTCATCCGGTTTCTTTGAGCCTTCTTCAACCTTATCTTCTATTGTCTCTTCCTCATCGTTCGAAATAGTTAATCCCGAGACAGATATGATTTTGACAGCATAGAATTTGGTGTCGACGGTCCATTCACTTTTATCCGTGGTATCGGTCATCATTCCCTTGTAATGTTCATGAACCTCATCACTAATAACAGTAACCTTTTTAGGACGGACAACAAGTTTATGTTCCCCGTCCATTATTGTTACATTCTCATAGGACTTAATATGCGGATTTTTACGCGTTATATTGAGTATGCGAAACATTCTCTATTCCCAATTATTTAATTCGGATTCTCATCCTACAGATACCACGAGTGTCGCCAAATCCGTGACCGGTATATCTCCATGCACCCCAGATGAAATCATCCCATTCCCATTTGGAATCAGATTTATCGCTTCCAATTTTGATGTTTTTACCCAAATAAGATGGATCTACAAACAAATAGATATCTGTATAGAGCTCGCCGCTATCACCTTCTTTATCAAAATAGTAAATAGTTTCATCATCATTTTTAAGGTCTGCCTTTATGGTTGTAATGACAGGAATATCCAGCAGGACTTTCTGCGCTATACCGTTTTTAAAAGTCTCTCCAGCAAGATTACCAACTTCACCAGCATCAAATGCAAGCATATCATTCCATGCAGTCTGAGACATCAACCATTTAGCAGGCACAAGTCCTTGTCGTGTGATATAGGACATTAGGTTCGTAAGATCTTTTTTTCTACCACTATTTGTCCAATCGATAGTATCAGTATATACTGTGGTGTCTCCACCAACATGATTACCCGTAATTGTCAATATGGAAGCAACATTCTTGATAAAGCCTAAATCTTGAGTTCGCCTTATTGCTTCGGCACCATTTTTCGTTACCATATCAACAAGATCGGAAGCAGAAGATGTTTCAAGTTCCAGCCATGGTTTTTTGTGCCGTTCTGTTTCAATTTTGCCGATCCATATCTTATATTTTTTTGTGTCTACGAAAATGGGTTGGGTATCACCTCTTATAGAGACCTCGGCAGCGGTTGCTCCGATTTCCTTCTTGTCAAGTACGTAAAATACATCAGCATCTTCGGTCTCTTGAATACCCGGATCCTTCGGTGACATGGTTTTATTGACCAAGAGTTTCTCAGAGAAAGCCTCTTCCCTTACATATCTCTTGACGTAATTTTCCAGAGAAGTTCCGAATTTCGTTATAAAATTATCTTTTGCCTCACGACCATTCATCGCAAGGTCTTGCAGAATATCGTTCGCCTCTTTTATTAATTGTGTATTATCTATATTCATCTCTCATCTCCTTTATGCTTGGGTAACCTGTGGGAATCCGAAGGATTTAACCTTCCAAATATCTGTTGCAACGACTCCAGCCTGTGCTTCCATAACTTGAGCTACCGCAACTTCACCATCGGAAGTGCATTTTGTAAACACCCCATTTGTGATAGTAAGATAATCACCCAATGCGACGGCTTGTGCAGCATGATTATTATATAATTCCCCTTCCCAATCTGCTCCAACGGGAGTGGCTGCAATATATCCATGATCTTTTGCAGTTAAATAACTTCCCATTGCAATATAGAACATGCCTATAGATTTAGCCTTCCCAGCAATTGTAAGAACAAGGGAGTCTCCTGTGCTAGCTTTCACAACACCATTCGCAGTCCACTTCAAGATAGTTCCCTCAACAATATTTTCGAAATTATCATCATCTTGGTCTACCAAAAGGTGAACAGAATATGCGCCTTTAACTTTATTACGACTCTCTACTAACATTTTTATCTCCTTTTTTTAATTAATGAATTCCCACAAAATTTTGTAAGAATTCTTCTTTAGCAGATTTAGATTTCTCATATCTACCTGCCGATTTTTCTATGTCACCATCTTTATCATTTCTGGTTGCGCGATAAATTGCTTCCAAATCTTCAGGATTTGGGCTATTATACAATTTATCAAAAGCAATCTTTTCGTGTACCTTCCCAATCACTTCATCGTCAACCAGACCTGATACGATAGCCTTACATTTATTTTCTTTTTCAAGCGAAGCAATCTTGTCATTAGCCTGTTGCAACTTTTCATTCGCTTTATCAATATCTTTTTTTTTATCTATTGCATCTTTTTCCATTTCTTTGATCTTCTGATCAAGTTCACGGATCTTCCCAGCTGATTTCTTCATTAATTCATTATTATTATTACCCATCATTTGCTCCTTTGCCCTAGACGATAGAAAAACCTGGCAATTCGACGATCTTCTGTTTCGTCTTTCCCAGCTTCATATTTTTTACCACCAAAGAATGCGCCTATTCCTGTTGCTGCAGCAATCGCTGGCCATACAAACTTTTTAACCTTAATTTTACCCTCTTTTATGATATCCACATCTGATATTCTCTGCTCAATACGGTCAAAAATTTCATGTGCTTCTTTGCTGAAGAATTCTATTTCAGCAGTTTTTTCTGGCTCTTTCTTCTTGTCATCTTCTTTATCTGGATATTTTTTCTTCGGTTCTTTGCCTGACGGTTTTTTCGCCGCTTCTTCCAGTTGCTGGGCAAGGGATAATGGGTCGTCGTCTATATGGGATGATTCTGTCTTGTTGTTACCTTCAGAGGTAATTATAGATGCTGATTTATCTATGATGGATTGCAATAAATTCGAACTTCCCAAGATTCCTTTATTCTCCATTATATCTCCTTGTTTAAAGGGTTATTCGCCAGTTTTTTCTGTCACTTCTTGAGCTACCTCTGCACCTATAGCTTGAGATGTTTCCAGAATTTCAGCAGCAATTTCAGGATTTTTTTCCACCACTTCTTCTCCACCAGCTTCTTCGACCAGATTTTCAGCAGCAGCCTCACTAGCCACTTCTGCAATTATTTCAGCCTCGGTAAGAGCAGGACTCTCCTCGTTTAAAACCTTGTCAACCTCTTCTGCCAACTTTTCGTGTCCCTTATCATTCAATACCTGAATCATTGTGGCATAAATTTCGTCAGCCATCGGTCCTGCCATAGCCTCTTTGGTTAATGCTTCACCATATGCACACCCAGCACCAAAAGCATAAAGATTATGGGCCTTTACTTTATCTTCTTCTGACATCTTTTCCAACTCGTCGTTGGCAATCTTGATAACTTCTGGAAATGCATTTTCAAACTCTTTGGATTCCTTAAGGTATTCAATGGTTTTATCTTGCGCTTTTTTTACAATAAGATATTGAGCACTTTTTGTAAGCCCAGTTTCTTCTTCATTTGCGGCTAATTTGTTTAAAAATTCAAACATTTTTTATCTCCTTTTATATTACTTCTTTTTGAGGATATTATATCCACCATAACCAGCACCAGCCAACCCAAGCCCACCTGTTCCTATTGCAATTGCTTGAGCTTTGCGCCCTCGTCTGCCAGTAACTATATCGCGCAATTTATTAGTCGTACTGGTGGTATAAGTTGTCGCTTTATTGTAATGCTTGGCAGGGAATTTTTTAGCTTTGCCGTAAAAGGTTTTCATCCTGCCCATCAACCCTTTACCTTTACCAAGTATTGGCTTAAAATTGATTTTAAAAGCCTCTTTCTCCAATGATTCCGCTTGTTCAATATAGCCAAGGCTAATGAAATCATTTGCCAACATTTCTTCTGCTACTTTCTTAATTTCACCCATTGTCTTTACTCCTTTTTTTACAATGTTTTTATTATTCATACTATATGATGTTATGCTTGATAATTTTCTGATTATTTGTCAAGCAATTTATTTATCATATAGATTTTTCCACATCGATGCAATAATGCTATCTCTATCTTCTATAGGATATTGCGTTATATCCATCCCATTAAAATCCATTCCATTTTTTATTAACATATCAAGTTCGGCATGCTTCCCTACCACTCCCTTAAGTATTACTTTTATTGCTTTTCGAGTATGGGGATTAGCGGTAAGCCCAGCAGCAATTCCAACCCCTCCAGGATTTTTGGCCACGAATTTTTCAACACCGCTGATATGTCTTCCCGATTTGGCTTTATTATAAACATGCCCAGCATATAAATAAGATGCCACGGGCAGCCCAACCAAGGTAGCTATATTCGTATATTTAGCAGATGTCTTAACCATATTATTACCCATTTCTTCCCGCGAATAGTTAAATAAACGCGAAGCCACCTCGCTGCCGACAATGGCGGCTATCCAGAGTTTTGGGTTACCTTTTATATTTTTAACAAGCGGGACAAGGTGTTTTCCTGCTTTTGTTTTCGACAACATATAGGTAGCAGCGATGGTTCCTAATATTCCAGGTAAGGGCGATTTATGATTTTTGGGCGGATCTAAATATGCATTAATTTCATTTGCCCTCTTTACCATCACGATTCTCTTGATCATGCATGGTCTATAATATGACCTTTGCATTAAAAACGGTTTTATGATATCAAAAATATTGTTATTAATTTTATCTGGAGAGAAGGTTATTCCTGGTAAGCATTCCCCAGATGTTGGAATTCCCTCTATTGTATCCGGAATAACTATTTTCTGTCTATCATATTCATCTGCATCATCTTTTTTCCCCATTTGAATTAAGATAATCCTCTGAAATTCCCGTGGACGAGGGTATGCCCCCGCACTCAAGAATGTTGTCAGAATATCATCAATGGGATATTTTGCAATCTCACTTATTGTTCCCACCGGAAGATCCATTTCAGATGCTTTCAATTCCGGGACTATTTTTTCACCGATATAATTGTTAATCGCCATATGATCATCACTTAATACTTGGCCTTCTACCTCTTTTTCAATATCTGCCTTCTTATCTTCTGCCCTCTTGTTCTCGGAGGCTTTTTCTATTTCAATTAATTCTTCTTCTGTTATTCTGCCAGAGTCATCTTTGCTAGCAACCTTCTGCAGGACATAACTGGATTTTTCAGCATTCGTTCCCACCTTACTTATATCGAAAAACTTAGGTCTCATATTGACCACAGAGACAACTATACCGGTTGAGGGCACCATTCTACCCCTCATGTACTTCATATGGTCGCAATATTTGTTCAATGTTGAGTGAATCCCAACAGGACCTCTTCCGAGACTCTTCTTTTGTCCATCATCAGTTTCCTTGAATTCTTCGTCATTCAATTCAGTAATATATGACAAATCAACGCCATACTTTTTGCCAATCGCCTTTATCTCATCAATATCGCCGGAAATAGATATTTTGATCATTTCATTTTCCGGAATCTTGTAGAATTCTTTCCATTTAGGATGGCATACCCGACAAACATCATAAGGAACCCTCATGCCCATCGATGTCGGAATATGCTGGTGACTATCCAGCATCTGCTTCGTGTCCAAATCCTTCAGGGTATCCACCTCTGCAACTACCAGCACTCTGCCCATCATCTCATCCCATGTGGAGAAAATCACTCTACCGAACCCTTTGGCTGGGTCTTTATTCTCATGGCGATGAAAATAATGTGCCTTAAGGTAAGTTTTATACCCCCAATCATCCGTAGGATTACTTAGACTCATAGTTGGGAAGAAATCTGAATTACTATTTGCTCCCCAACACTCATCGGCAACCGCACTGATCAGCAAGAAGACCCTATTTTTTACCGGCGTTATGTTCGCCACAAACTCCTGAGCATCTTTGGGCATGTAATTGTAATTAGCCACTTTCTCCATGCCATAAAAATTAATCGGCTGGACAGTGGGGTTCCCATTCTTATCGTAAGATGGGAGGTCAATATATTTGATCATTTGTTCTCCCAGTTATATTCGGGGCGCCCTATAATATTTTATTAATGAATTAACATACTTTTCAGCATCTCTCTGTAATACACTGGGGAATGCTTTTGCTTTTAAATCATCAATTTCAGATAAAACTTTTGCTGCCCCCCCAGATAGTCCTCCTGCACCTACATGACGCATAGTCTTCATTAAAGATTTTGGTCCTATCAGCGAAGATAGTGCCCCTATCCCAGCCCCTAATAGAACAGCAGGCAATCGTCCCTGCTCAATATTATCAAAAGCATGAGTCTTGTAGTCTTTTATTGCCTGACTTTTGGTATATTGTGGATTAGTTGATATTTCGTCTTCGATGTCTGCAATATCTTTGACTATTGCTTCTTTAATTATTAATGGACGTTTCATTATTTCTCCTTTAATTTGCTCTTTCCATAACTTCGTATAATTGGTCAATGATATCTTTCTTCTCTTTTGATCTTTGCAACAAATAGAGGTTGTAATATAGTGCTGATCACCGCCTCTTTAACTACAATGGGACATCTCACTATTTCTATTTCCTATGTATCTCTCATATAGTATTTATAGTTTTTAGGATTTTTCTTTATCCCCGGTCTTTGATAATGTCTCCTGAAATTTTCTATATCAGTTTTTTTATCAGCATATGCTCGCATTCTCTCCATTCTCCTTTTATTTGGAGTAAATGCTGCACCTAATCCTATTCCACTTAATAGCGACGATCCCAATATAATAGGTAATTTGTATTTTCCTTTTATTTTTGACCCGGACATAAGACTACTAGATATTGTGCCACCCAGTCCTCCTCCTAATATCCCTCCAGCGACCTGCCTATTTTTTTTGTATACTTTAGGCAGATTCCTATATCTATTTATCCTTTTGTTCCTCAATTCATCAGATAATTCCAGATATTTATCGCTTGTTATTTCTTTTGCTTTTGTTGGGGTATACCCTCTATACTCACCTTTGTTGGATACTCTCATCAATGTAATGGCTTCTTTTACTATTCTTGGACATTTCATTTTATTCTCCTTTATTTTTTCAATCCAGTATATCGTCTTGGATCGTATATTCCTTATATTTAATCATATATTCTCCAAAATTATTTTTTGACTGATCCTAAACCGTGTTGGATAAGAACATTGTTATTCATTGATTTTCTAACAGTCCTTTCCTGATGTGGCTGTAAGACGGTTTTAGTTGCTGCCATTTTTACAGATGCAGGACATTTCGTCTTATTTTTCCTCTCGTTTTATATGCCTAATCATCTTAAAACTTAACTAGATTTATCTTTTTTTAATGTTTGTGCTCGTCTCCAACCTGACATATATCCAAGATGATAACCTATTGAACCAGGTATCGTTAGTAGCCCAGCGTAATTTTTAAATTTCAGTCGTTCCGGATTTTCTTTTCTGCTGATAGCTCCTTCCCTAAATCCCTTTTTCTTACCTTCTCCATGACCTATCAAAGAAGGTGTTCCAAATAACGACAGATCGATGGCAGGACCTACGAGAACGGCCATTTTAACTATTTGTGGACATTTCATCTTATTTCTCCTTTCTAAACTCCAGACACAACGTAGGGCTTACCAACTAAGGGTTGTTTACCTAACACTATGTGTGCAGGATATTTTTTATTCTTAATTATATTATGTTTTATCTTTATACCTTTTGGTTTTATTGCTTTTAACTTCTTGTAGCCAAACCTTCCTCCAACTCCGATTGCAGCACCACCTATAGTTCCTTTGACAACATTTCCACCGCTTATGCCCGATGATATTCCACCGACAGATCCACCAACAATACCTGCTTTTGTATATGGATTTTTCCATATATGTTTAGCGATGGGTTTAAATGCTTTTAATGCGGCAACTATTCCCGCTTCCTTCAGTACTATTGGGCATGCCAACTTAATCCCATTATCGGTTTTTCTCTTAGTTATTGCTGGTGCATATCTTGCCCGGGAATTAGTTATTGTTGGCGTTTTCATCACAACAGATTGTCCGGCCTTTAATGCTTTACTATACAATAGACCCTTATCATAATTTATCATATTTACCATCCTATTAGTTTATATTTAAACATCAGTCCAACCGTTGTTGTATTCCCCTTTAATCCAATTCCATATCTTTCATCAAAGATGATATCTATGCCTACAAAACCATCTAATCTCTGTTTATTATTATTAACTTCTGGATTATAATCATATTGGGTCTCCCCTACGAAGAATATCTGTCCTTTATCAACGGTTTTAATATATTTTCTTTCCCAATTGAGCCTCACATTTTTTATCTGATATCTCAATTTATCAAAGATATACATTACTCCATCTTTATCTAGATTTACATCAATATCTATCCACTCATGAATATCAAATTGCAGAGTATCCCCTTCGGCTGTAAAGAGTTTTCGCACTTTTATTGCATTATCGCCACTATAATCTAATGTGTGGGAAGCAGCATTAGCCACCATGAGAGTATCATAAATAGTTTCTCCATCTTCTGTGACAATAATTGATATTGTATCCTTGATAATCTTGGGATTAGTAAATAGCGAATCTGCTATCGATTTCCAATTATTCGCCTGATGAGTAACCGCACTTATACTCTCCGTCAAGGAATCCACCTTGCTATCCATAAACACAAGGTCTTCCTCTTGCCTAACGATTGTATCGTTTACACCATTTCGATAGGCAAAGTGATAAATGCTGCCAGTTAGCACTACTATAATAAGCACGATTATCTTAACATCCATTACTTCTCCTTTCTTTTTTGAGCCATCCTCCGGAAGACTTTCGCCAAATTATAGCGCCTTGTCTTTGGTGGTCAAGTAGGTCCACCAAAGTTTGCTCCAGAACACACACCTTCCGTACCTCGACTTTTAATGGATTTATTTGCTGATTGTATCCACCTTTTGGTTGCTTCCTTTAATACCCATGGACATAAAGCCTTCTTTTCTATAAGTAAATGCATAGATTTGCCCCGCGCCATCTTCAATATATTGGGATACGCTAATTTCTTAAACCAATCCGTTTTTGACACATCATCAAATGCTCTATTGATTGTTTTAGCAATTTCCTCATTGCCTCCTTTGTCGGGATGCACTTTCCTCATCGTTGCCCAATAAGCTTGTTTTACCTGACTTTTTGAGTTAACTCCTTTCATCTTTAATCCGAAAGTACTTAAATTCTTTTTTATGGTAGCCTTTGGAATGTTCGGCGACCCTGAGTATTGTTGATATGCACGCCTGAAACCATCATATGATGCGCCCCGCAATTTTGCGTGATTGTACGGGATAAAAGATCCTGCCAACATCCCTAATCGTATACCCACACCCACAGATTTTTTCAGTTCATTTTTATTTCGTCGTGTTCTATTAGAATAAAATTGTTTAAATGTCGCTGATGGATTCTTTTTTTTATACCTTCCCCATTGGTTTTTAAGAGTACCAGCATATGATAGCCCACCCCCTACTGCGCTACCTCCTCCTATTCTAATGGCCATTTGCCTCATAACCTCACTTTGTAGTGAAGCCTTTTTTGGAAGCCCCTTTCTCTTAGTTTTAGCAAATTCCCTGATTTTTTCTTTGGGCATTTTCTCGTATATCTGCCTAGCCGGACCATGTAATGCAGAGACTGGTATTTCGCCCTTTTTGGCTGCATAGACAAGTCCCATTAATTTTTGTTGGTTCTGACTGACACTGGGCACGTTATTCTCCTGCATAGAATAATGGATTTATTCCAGCTTCAACTAATACTGTTATTTTACCCGGATTAGACGCACCGCTGACTACTTGTATTTCAATGTCTGATTTACTCTCAACTATTATTGGTTCTTCTAAATCTATTTCTGCCACTCCATTCAGGAGGGACACAGATAATTCCCGTTTAAATACTTTCCCAAAAGGTCTTACATTCAAAGACATAAGCGAACTCCCATCATCTGCACCCGCTTCTGACAGAATAATCTTTTTAATGAAGATCCTTTTCTTATTGGGCACTGTATAGAGAGCCATCTCACTCTTATTTTTTCCGGTTTCTATCATACCTCTAATGTTGTTATCATTAGGTATTCCGCCTGTCGGAGCAGATTCGGTACCGATATATATGTCGCCAGCATTATTGGTGTCTCCTATATTCTCTATACTAAACACCCTTCTCCAAGAATTATCTTCTCCAATTTTTACCCCGGTTTGCCCCGAAGATGTAACCTCTACCTCTTGATAAACATAATTAGCATCTACCCCTGTCACTTTATAATCCTGATCATCTCCGTTATCAGAGCTGGACAAATATAATGTTTCTGATACAGAACCATAAATATATTCCATATTATGTGGCCAAACAAGTTGATTTACATCTGTTGTCAGATTCCCAGCATATCCTTTTATTTTTATAGGTTTCATACCCGCGAATACTTTGCTCATTTTTTCTCCTTACTTATCTAAATCCATATTTGCTATTATTTTTTTATATAATGTGGGATTTATGTATCGAAGTTGCTTTAGCATTTCTACCCTGTCGGTTTCATTATAACTTTCCTGAATCTGTAGAGCCATCTCCTTGGCAACATCGTCTTCCCCCGTTTTAATCAAGGTGTTGTCCTTTTCAATTTTCATGAATTGATCTAGATTGTCGGATATCATCTGCTTAAACTCATCGGGGAACTTTTGAACTTCCTTTACAAACTTGCCGAATTCTGGTGTTCCTTCGAGTTTAATCATCCTGGATGCATAGGCCGCGGCTTGTTGCTTAATGAACATTCGGCTTTCCAGTTCGGTTTCTACATCTTTGGCGATATCTGGACGGTGAGCCTCAATCTCCTCAACTATATCAGATATTTCATTGTCGTCTGCATTGGCTAATCTATCTGCATAGCCCATTGTGGCCATAGCATCCGCAGTTTCTTTAACTTTAGCGAACCTCTCCGAAGATTCCTGCATTAATTGCTGTTTAAAATATTCTCTCTCGTCCTGATTTAATCTATTATAGGTTGTAGCAGACAAATTTATACTCTGATCTTCTGCTCTTTCTTCGTCCATTCTTTTAATACGTTCTTTCTGCAAGTTTGGATCCATTGTGACCGTTTTCTCTATTTGTTCTTCATCCTTTTTCTTCTTATATATATTTTCCAGTTGCTTATTGCGTTCTTCTTCGCTTAATTGGGACAATTCCTGTTTAGTCTGGGGATCAAGATTGTCGTTAATGGCCGACATTTCCTGTTCTATAGCAATTTCTTGAAGACATTTCTTTCTGTCATCGTACTTCATGCCGATCAATTCCAGTTGTTTAGTTTTTGGCAATTTTTTATAAATCTCCATCAATTGACGGTATTCTTCGGCCATCTGTCTCTTATAATTAACCTCATCTCCCTTGAGTCCCATGGCTTCCATCTGATTCAATTCCAATTTCATTGATCGTTTTGCATCTCTATACTGCTGATCAGATTGTATTTTGAGACTTTCCTTCATATGTTCTAAAGAACCATCCATCTCATTAATCCGCCGTTTATTCTGAACATCCAATTGATAATCCAACAACTTTTTCTTGGATGCAATATCCATTTTCATCAATTTCTTATGTTTATCAATAGCGGCCTCCATTTTATCGGATTCAATGGCGGCTATAGATAACTGATCTTTCAGGGCTTCTCGACGTTCAGTTTCTTTTATTTTCTTCTGTCCAGATAACAATACTTCTTGGAATTCAACTTCACCCTGGGCTTCGAGGCGTTTCTGCATTTTTTTGAAATAGATTCTATCCTGTTTAGTGGCTTCTATTTTTGATCTTTGTGCTCGGAGATCAACACCAAACCGACTATAATATAATTCCGGAGATATATCTCCGTTCACCATACCCTTTTCGAGAAAAGTTGACTCCGCAAGGGCCTCGACCAACCTGGGCATTTCCAAAGTCAATTCGACCTTATCTTTTACATTCTGCGATGAGTTTATTTTCTCGGCTATAAAATCTAATAATTCCTGGACTAACATTCCGAATTGTTTAAATGTATTTTCGAGAATAATCGCTGATACATTTTGTCGTGACCATGTTACTCCACCGAATATAAACTCAATAGGTACACCTATTGTGGCCAATATGTCCGACATGTTCTCGCGCAATTCTCTTCCGAGCACGAGAAGTTTGCCGGCTCCCCAAAAGTCTTTACTGCCCATTTCAATAGGCATCACCATTACATGTTTATTATCTTTTTTCCATTTTTTATATTGTGAGAGAACGCTCTGTCGCCAAGTCAACGAATTAATAGTTTGAGTCCTTGGTAGATGACCTCCAGATTCACCTCTCCAAATAGGATAAAGCATCCGGAACGGAACCATCAATTCTTCGGCAACATTAGCGTTTGCTTGGACATACTTCATTCTTGTATAGAGATCTTGGAATGCCATTACCATGGGTGGAATTGGCATCCCTTGAATATTCATTGTCGGAGCCTCAAAGATAAATAGTTTGCTGGGATTGATGACTATCCTGCGATTTTTCAATGCCGCTCTTATATATATCTGAGGCGTTGTACAAAGAATATAATGATCACCCCTGCGTATCAGATTACGCATTTCTTTATCAATATATAATTTATATTGTTTTGTGTCAGTTATTTTATTATAAACTGCTTCAATATTGTTAGGTGACCATACTGCTATAGACATTCTTTTTAAATTTGAACTATCTTTTCTATCTCTCATCTTAAAGGATGCATTTTTCCCATAGGCAGAACACTTTTTGTTGCGGCATTTATATTGAATCGATCCTTCTCCCGAACTATCCCATTTATATTCTGGGTCTCCTGTATGTGTGAGATCTTTTAACAAATACGTATCTCCACAACTTTCACACACAATAACCTTATCAATAGCATACATCGGAAAAACAGCACTTATCCCATATATATCATAATCACGACATGTCTTCACTATTTTTTCTCTTAATTTAATCACCCTGATCATCTTTTTGGCTCTATCCTCAAGTTCTGGATTATTACTTCTGATTTTAATATCCTGGATGGCAAATCTTGCCTTCTTGAGTATAGCCGTCCCAATCGCTGTATGGGTAAAGAAAAACTCCGCATAGCGATAATAGGTCTTCGCTCTAACGGGGACAACTATTCTGTCCATGTTCAGGTTGAACACCAAATTCTTGATTCTGCTTGTATTATAGCTGCCTTCAGTAACACTATCTAATGACATTACCTATCTCACCTTGCTTTTGCCGCCGAAAATATCATCCGCTTTCTTTAATATCCTTTACTTTTTACGCTTTTCATTAATATAGATTGCCAGATCAGATTTGAAGTCATGTTCTTTGTCCATCTTATCTTGATCTTCTACCACTTTTGCTCCAGCTAACATTCCAGTTTGAACCGCTTTGCTAATAGACTCTGAATTCAATGGAGGGGTATAATTTTTACCCGCAGATATCATCTGGTTAATATTTCCAGAATCCATTGTGCCGGTTATGTGGTGCTTTTTCAGTGTCTGCGCGAGGGCGTATGGGGCTGTAACCAATACTGGATTCAAATTAGTTACAGTCTCATAGATGTCATGATACTCAGATGGAGGTATTTCCTGCAGTCCGGGGAATCGATTAGGAAGCGATTTCTCCAATTTCCTAGTTCGGATTTTCTTTGTCACATCATTGATGATATCAACGCCTTTGGTTGCAGCTATTTGGGCACCAACTATTGCGGCCAAGTATGCTAATGGCTTTTCCTGGAAAAATATTTTCGCGGCAGTGTTGACTCCTGCATATTTTTCTAACCCTTCTTGCAATACGCTGGCTATAATAAATTCATGCTGGAGATACTTATCAATCATGGCTGCCCTTTTCTCGCCACCCTCTTTCTGCAACATATTCATCATATTTAGATGGGCGATCTCTCGCTTGATAATCTCATCGCTATATCTTAAAACTTCATGAGCAGACTTCGCCAGTTCATTATCCGTTAATTCAACGGGGTCAGTATTGGTATAATCTGGAACATTGAAATCCACTTGATCAATATAGCCTTCGGTCTTTAAATCGTCTAATAATCCAGTAAAATACTTTTTCAGTTCCTCTTCATTATTCTTGCCCCAAGACTCATATAGCGTTCTGTAAATATCATTAGCAGATTCTCCTGCCTGCAACAGGGCAATAATGGTGTTCTTTATATGGGCAAATATATTATCTCTTTTATTTACAAGAGACAATAAGTCGTCAGCATTCTCCTCGGCAGCATCAGCTATTTTCACAATATTATGGATTGGATTTATTTTAGGGCTTGGCTCATTGGCTACACTACCCAGCAGTTCGGATGCCGTTTTCATCCTTTTACCCTCAATCACTTTTGCCTTTTTCTCTACTAATGGTCCAAGTTGAGTATAGTCTGCCTTTTCAAACTTAAATGTCAGTGTCCCATTTCTATCTTTTTCTCTGGCGAATTTAATATGGTTCATCCGGGCCCCTACATTTTCTGCCTGGACGGGATTTAACCCATAATCAATCGCTACTTTTCGGAGAGCATCAGTTAGGGAAATCTGATTATCCTCAGCAACATCTACCCCTGCTTTAGCCACTCGCTCAACAAAATGTATATTGTTTCCCGGGTTCACGTCTCCCCCTCTTATTTTTTGTTTTCTTCGGCTTCAGTGGTTTCTTGTTCTTTTTTTGCTTCTTCTTTCAAGATGGGGATAATTTGATTAATCTCACCCTTAGCTATCTTTTCTATCGCATCATCATATCCTTTTTTTACAATTACTTCCATGAAAATATCTTCTTTCATTCTTTCCTCCATTATTTAATCTTTACTTTTAATTGACCATTGTTTTTTTGTCAATTTATTTTTTTACTCTATATTCTAATTCGTCAAAATGGTATTTCTTCACTAATCTCAATATAACCAAATTCTGGAAAAAGTCATCTGTGCCTGACTTCCCATATCTGATTTTTCTTTTTCCAGTATCGTGATATCGATAGACGTTTGTCAAGTCTTTTGCATATTCTGAGGTCTCCCCAGGATATTTTGCAAATTTGTATTCACCTTTTCTCACAATATCGTCTATTAATCCAGTCATTACCGTTGATCTCGCCATTACCCATTTCTCGAATTCTGGATAATATGCCACCTTCTCAGCCAACTCTCCTACATATTCAAATTCCATCGTCCTCTTAAAACCAAGTATTTCTATTATCCGGATATTTTCTTTGTGCCCAGCACCATAATCCATTCCGAGAATCAATACATTAAAGTGGTTTACCCAATAGACAACATCGTTAATTATATCATCTGGAGATCCATCTTCTCCCTTTCCATAATATCTTCTGACGAAATTTATATTAATCTTGCGCGACCCAGGATCGTATGATCCTATCGTGAGCATGGTATAGGACTTTATTTTCGACAATTTTTTCCGCGGGTCATCTTCTACAGCCCAATCCAATGCCGCAAAAGAATACTCCTTCATTTTTTTAGTAATTTCAGAAGGATCTTTTACGTATTCCCTATCGCTATCGCATAAATATACTACCCTCTGCAATGTTATAGGATGTATATTGTCTGAAAATGATAACCCTAGAACTTCATTATGGAAATCAACCTCATCTTTTTTATTATAATCGTATAAAATTGTATCCCAATCTGAAGCAAAGGGTGCTTCGGGGGGGATCATCAACTCGTTAATTGAAAATCCCTCGAAAGGTCTTCCGGGATGCGCCTCTACCCATTCTCCCCACCATGTGCTAATTCTCTTATGACATTTTTCGCAGATAATACCCTTAAGACCCATATTCTTTATGCCAAGCCCGACATTCCAATGGCCGCATGCCCTACATTTAATCGCCCATTCACATCCTGTTGAATCATCGAATGTCGTTTGGATTCTATTCTCCGGTTGCATCGGCGTTCCCGTCTTAAGCATATATTTATATTTAGACCTTTTCAGCGCAAACTCAACAATACTAGCGTGCTGTTCAGGAGTATCTTGCATCTCGTCCTCAATATAGCAATCACCGATAATTCCCCGAGCAGATAGTGGCGACACATAAATATTAGCTAAGAGTATTCTTGAGCCGGTCAAGTAGGATTTGTTTTTTACTTGTCTTTCGTTTAAACGAGGGTCGTAATAAATAACATCCGTGACCACAGAATCCCGGTTAATCCCCTTCAGAATGTCTGTTGAAAACCGACTCACCTGGGCATCGGTAGGTAAGGTTATAATAGTATTAAAATATTTATGTTCAATCGCGAATCCGGTAGCAAGAATTGCGGCATTTGTTGATTTGGCTACTTTACGCGAACATTTTAGAATCACCCGGCGTTGAACTTGAGGAGATTCAAGGGTAAATCGAGAAGTATTAATTATAGGTATCCAAAAGGGTAAATATTTGAAAGAGAGGGCATCTCCATCAAGTTTAAACCATGCTTGGTATAAATCGCTCCGAGTTATTGCTTTATTCATTAAATATTTCTTACTTACGGTTGTTTAATCCATTTCCCCATTCTCTTATAATCTGCATAACCGCCAGCTCCTGCACCTAACAAACTTCCTCCCATAAATGCACCTATTGTAGACAAAGGATTGTATTTTTTTTGTTTACCTTTTTTAATCCTTTTATTTTGGGATGAGCTATTTAGCATAGATGCTCCTATACCACCACCCAACATACCAATACCCGTCCTTAATCCCGGTACATAGGCTTCCTTAATTATCTCTGGACATTTCATTTCATTCTCCTCTTTATTATAGATATCAAATCGCTTGCATCTCTTTTTAATTTCTTAACCATCTTTATCTGCCTAGCCTTTTCAAATTTCTTTGCCTGTCTCATGTAGTTAACCTGATAAGGGATTGCCTTGACTTGTAGTTTTATTGATCTGACAGGGTAGTATCTTCTATATTTAGAAAGGTCGTTAATAAAATTATGAGAGAATATTGCTTTAGTCATTGCTTTGGTAGACGCTCTCCCTAACAATGTTGAAGTTAAGGCTTCTTTAATTATCCCTGGACATCTCACAACAAATCCTCCCCATAAATTTTTAACTTTTTATATAGTATTTTCTTTATCTTTGGCATATTTAATGGAATCTTATCTTTCATTTTATTTAATGTCTTCAATCCAAAAGCACTTGCTTCCGCTTCTGATAAATACTCGTTCATAGCAGTAGGCTTCTTCCAATATTTCTGGTTATATGTTTGTTTCTTAAGAATATCCAATAATCCTTTTTTGCTCTTCACAGCATGCCCCAGTTCGTGAGACAACACTGCTGCCGGCTCATTTTTTCTTGGAAGCATAGAGACGATCTTCCTGACAGCAACATTTTTCACTTTAGGAATAGATATAGATAAATCATTTCCTCTACCTTTGAGAAATTGCCCGCCACGCAGCAATCTAATATAATCTCTTACCCCAATATCTGAGTTGACTCCCCCATATTCTATATTGAGCATTCTCTTAAGAGTGGGATTGATCTTTTTAAGTGGGATGAAATGCCTCTCTATAGGAATCTTGTGCGCCTTTATTTCTCGAAGTAAAGGTCTTAATTTAAGTATAGACCTTAGGGAAGACTTTTTTTGTAAAATGCTGGGGCAATTCATTGTTTTTCCCACTTTAAAAAGTTTTTGTTTATTTAGAGGACTTCCGGTTCTACCCTTCATAGTCCATTCCTTGAATTGCTCTACGGTCATCGCCGTGATCGGTCCACATTTCCATCCCTTCTCATAATTAGCGAGATATGTTTTTCTAGCCTCATCTTCAGTGAGTGCCCCGAGGATACACTTGTGTTCATCGAATTTACCGTTCTTGTCTACTTGATCAATTACATACACTATCTGACTTTCTGGATGACTTCCTATGAACACATCAATTTTGTCCCCATCTTTCCCATCCTGTGCATTAGAGATGTATCCATAATCATATTTCATCTTTATTGACCACGATTTACCATCTGGGTCAGTTCCGGATCTCGTTGATCCCTTTGGGTTCTCCAATTTAATAGTCAGTCCATTCCACTTGAATGACCCTTTTTTGTAGTTCTCGGCTTTTATTTGGGCATCTGATGGGTTAATGTTGGTATCTTTTCGAGCCCTATTTATATCTCCGGTCATTGTTGCTATTTTAATATTATTGGGCATTCTGTCATTTAACGCCTCCCTCATTGCTCTGTATGAATCTTTTTTAATGTTACGTTTCATGTCCAAGTTTGTAGGGAATGCCTTATAGTTAGTAATATCAAAGTCTATTAAAGTGTTTCCTATTGTGTTTTGAGCGGTAGTATCTCTAAGATGAGGAAACCTTTTTTTAATATTCTTATAGTCCGACTTGTTTATTATATTTGCATTAATTATTTTATGAACTTTTTCTCTTGCCTTGTTTATAGAAATTATTCTTTTTTGCCATCTAATTTTTTCTGCTACTGTCCCCTCTCTTGGATACTCATTAGGGACCATATTTTTTTTTATTATTGCCGCTTTATCAGAAATTTTTCTCCCCTTAATGTATTCATAATATCCAATCCCTTTATTTCTCTTTACCATTTTCGCTACAGGAATACCCTTTTTGTGCATTAACTTCCTCGCTTTATTCCATACCTTATGCTCCATTGCCTGAGCTTTATATATTCCTATAATATCGCTTGCAGATTTTCTGTCTATTAAAGGTATTTTTCTAACAGCTTTTCCAATACCTTCTGTGAATACGAGGTCGGCGATCCTGAAAGCTCCTCTACCTAATGGCTTTATCGTCCTGTCTTTATACCCAGCTTCCGCCAGTCTTTTAAGCGACTCTCTTCCTAATTTCCCAGACCTCACCATCTTAACCCATCTTGGAGAAGCTCTCTTCAGTATTACAGGACAATTCATTTAATACCTCTTTTAGTGGCGTTTTTTAAAATATTCAGATGCTTCGGGGTTACTTTTATAGAGTTGGAACCTGTATTTCCTTCTTAGGTATTTCATACGTAACTCATCTAATTTTCTTGGAGACTTAAATACATACTTCCTTGTCTTCGGGCTCCTCATCATGCGAAATCTTCTCGTGAGCGGACCCCTAATAAGTGCATTAAATGCTTTTCCTGAAACATCCGCCGCATTCGTGACGAGTCGTCCCGACACCGCTGTTTTCGGTATATAAGGTGCTCTCTCATATGCAAGTTTACTGAACCACCCTGAGTTTTTAATGGATGTCCATGCTCCCACCACTTCTTTCATAATATCCTCCGAACCACCTTTATCAGGGTGGCTTTTCATTGCTGCTGCTCTAAAAATCTTTTTTACCTGAGCCTTAGTCTTTACTGACGATTTATTAATGTTTAGCGTTTTAATTGCTTTATCTAAATTTCCGCTCTTTACCGCGAACCCACCTAAGTTTTTAAAGTATTCATAATATTTTTTATTTAAATCTTCCCACATTGCCCGGTTCATCCTTCCTCTTATGTTTTCTGCTGCTCCATTAAGCCCTCTTCTTATGTTTTCTGCTGCTTCATTAAGCCCTCTCATTCTTCTTTTATGCCGATACACCGATGGTCCTATTGCCATCCCCACAAGAGCTCCCCCAATAGCTGTCCCTATTGCGGCATCTTTAAGATCCTTACCGGATTTCGTCTTTATGTATTGCCCAAAAGATAATCTGTTTTTTCTCCCACCCCGCACATACTTATTGTAGTTTCGGTGTCCTTGCCATAAACTTGCCCCACCGAGCATTCCACCCAATGTGCCGCAGGTGGCAGTAGTTCCAGCTATTGTCTTAAATGCTCCCATTATTTCTCCTTTTTCAATCTCTTTAAATCAACAGGCGGTAGATTGATACCACCGCCCACCTACTGAAGGGGAAGGGTTCCTCAGTATTCTATTTAACAAACACCCATTCGATTACAACAGTGCCTGAACAGTTTAGATCACCATCTGGATGCCAATGCCATAACCCTCTATCTTCAACATCGGCAATTTTCAATATTTTAGGACATTTCATTTGTTCGCCTACTTTAAATAATTTTTGTTCATTAATATGTTATCTTATCTTCCTGATAATTCCTGAAATAAATTTTCTCGCCTTTATGGGCACTTTTTTATAGTTTTCTGCCTTAATCTGTGCTTCTGACGGATTAGCATTAGTTGCTTTGCGAGCACTGGCAATATCTGATAACATCCCGGAGAATTTTATCATAGCATTTTTTTTGATTTGATTCACTCCATTTTTATCTTTATTTTTTGCTTCTCTAATTCCAGCGGCAACCAAAGCCCCTCCTAATATAACGGAGGGTATTATTTTATTTTTGTTTCTGCTGAAATATCCAGGAAACGTTTTCTTATAGTTTTCAGTCGTACGCATTCCATTAGCAAACGCTTTATAAGTATCACGATAATGCTTGGATGGTCCTCTATCCATTGTATAAGTTTGGGGTCCTAGAATATCAAAGTCTACTAGCGTTCTATCAACAAGATTTCTATTCGTCATATCATATATTCTCGGATATTTTCTTTTTATTTTTCGCATGGTTTTAGCATCTATAGGTGATTTATTAAGAATCCTTAACATCCTTAATTTAGCATTCTTTACCCGAATTCTCCTAACTCTATCACCCTGCTTTCCATATTCGTCTAGTTTATTAAATAATTTTTTTGCTTTATTAGCAACGCTCCTACCTTTAACATGCTCATAATATCCTATTGGGCCATCTTGTTTTATCAATCGAGGAACCTTTATCTTCTTTTTTGACAAATATTTTTGCACTTTATTCCATACAAAATGTTCCTTTGCTTGGCTATTATATGGCTCATGAATATAATATTTCGACACCCCCTCTATATTAGGTATTTTTCTAACAGCTTTACCCACCCTACTAGTAAATACCAAGTCAGAGACTCTTGTTCCTCCCACTCCAAGATGTTTTATTGTCCTATCTTTATATCCAGCATTTGCAAGAATTTTTAATGCCTTCTCACTTAATTTGCCTGACCTTATCATCTTGATCCATTTGGGAGACGAATACTTCTCTATTGCAGATATCTTAATTATTGTTGGAAGCATACTTATTCTCCTAATTCCCGATGTTTTTATGATACAAGGGCATTTCATCCTATTGATCCCCCTATTTATTATTCTACTTTTTAGGGACTTTATTTTTTATAGTCTTAATGAAATCTATACCCTTTGGCATAAACCTATATTTCAAAGTTTTTTTGTCAGATCTCAAAATACTTTCGATTGTTCCCTTTAATCCATATGGAAGTTTTACAGGAGAAGATGACAACCTTCTATGTATAGTCCTAAAAACCTTTCCCTTTATTTATTGAATGGAGGGCAACACTATGTCACCCTCCTGTTTCTTTGCTATTCTTTAAGTAATACCCATTCTATCACAACTGTTCCAACATATTCCAATGCATCTTCACCACTAGCTGCCCATCCATCAGCGACATTCAAGTATACTGTTTTATCACCACCTGTCTCAATCTCCAGGGGGTCTGCTAATGCCAATGTTTTCGTAGTATAAGTGCTATCACAATCTGTAGCGGTCTGGCCGGTTAAAATATTTTCAAACGCGGCTGTTCCGCCCAACACATTTACAACACCCGATGCTACCGTAGTTCCAATACCTACATCTGGGGTGTCTGCAGTAATATTCCCATCACTTTCATTCAAAGCAATATTCATATATGCGCCCTTGACAACTATTGCCCCCGTGGGGAAAGTATACAGTAACTGTCCCAAAGCCAAATCGGCTCCGCCAGGTATATCGGCAAAGTGGGCAGATGATATTGCAATTTCAGTTACATGGAATTTTGCGTCGCCATATTCTACTACGGAGGCTACACTATCAGATTTTGTACCCACATTTTTAGTAGTGATCATGGTACTGTCCGTCTGCACCTTCCCGTAGAATCGATTAGTTGCAGACTTAAAGTCCTTCGCAAATAGCGATGTCACCAACAACATCGCAAGCAAAATAATTACTAATTTCTTCATGTTCTTTTCTCCTTTTATTTGTAGAATATTTTGCCGGTAGTTTCTTCAACAAAGGTTACGGTAAAAGCATTGACCGATGTATGCTGAACTTCCCCATCAATGACATAACCGTCTCCGTCAATTAATGTTACGTCTGGATAATATCCCCAATTATGAGTGACATCTATACTTGTTTGATCAGTGAAGTCAACCAAGTTACCTACAGCCAATTCATTCCTGTGGACAGTATCTCTAATTCTCGAGTACTGCATGGTCTCTTTCTCCTTTTATTATTTATTTTTGACGGGGCTATCTTGTTCTATATTGCCTGTATCAACCACCTCGTCTTTTAATTGATACAGGGTTTTCCTCTCTTGAGGCATTATTTTAAGTCTTTCTATCATTCTCCTTATTTCGGCTCTTAAACTTTCTGCGCTATCTCCCTTAGATGCATCTTCTTGCAACTGGCTATCGGTATGAGAAAAAATTTCTGTCACACCACGACCTATAGATTGGTGTTTTTTGGATAACCGTGATTTTATCAATCTGCCAGACTTACCCCGCAGATCTCTAATGTCTTGCATTCTATCAAATTCATTCATTAACCCAAAATATGAAAGGGCATCCGCCACAGGGTTGAACATTAATTCTATGTGGGGACTATAATAAGGATTCTGCTTATCATATACCAAATATTCATAAATATCCATTATATCTGCCCCTCTTTTTCTAAGAGAACCACTCGCAACATCCCAGAAATATAAAAGATAAAAGTATAGATTTGTTTCACTCAATTTAAAATCATTCTCCTGTGTATGTCGATTCCAATTTTTTACAATATCTGCCCTAAATCTTTCCAGCAATATACTTATTTCAATATATTGTCGCAATTTTTTGCACCTCAAGATATGATAAACACTTTTAGCACATCCGTTCACATCTTTTATCTCTCTACTATATGGACTTAGCATGGCTGTGGTTATATCTGCTCCACCCCTTATGTGTTTTACCAATATATTAGGATCAGATATAATAGGTTTGTGTTTAAGAGAATCTATTTCCACGGAATTATCTTCCCGGATTTTCCTATTTTTCTTGACCATGGTTGCTGTTGCTTTATCATCCATCATTTCATTGATATAATATTCATAATATTTATCATCTATGCTATTAAAACTCTCCTCCACGACCTTCTCTTTTATGCCTTTTATGCCATCAGTCGATTTTATGGGAAATCCGGACAATGCCAACAACTTTATAAATCCTAAGTGGGGAATTACTTTTAATAAGTTCATTTGATTATTCGCCCTTTATATCAGAAATCAACCCTGTTATTGCCTTAAAAGCCTTCGTTAATATTGGTTCAGACAAATGTGTTTTTGACATTCTGGACAATAATAAGACATTCCCTATTTTATTTAGCGTTTTACTCAGCAGTTCCAACAGTTCTTCTGAATTTACGATATTTTTTTTATCAGCATATTCTGCGGAAATCAGTCCATTAATGACATTCTCTATTTCGGCATCTTTTTCAATTGGCCATTCTCGCCAAAGAATCGATGCTGTTTTGATAAAATCCCCTCTATATTTATCCATAGCAGACAAGTCCACATAGTGTTTTGGTTCTATGTCTTTAATATTTCCAGCATATTTTGACAAATAAATATCACTAGGATCATAGTCTTCTATTCTGTCAGCGTTTTGCCCAGTAAAGTAATTGGCAACCAGGAGTGAAGCCTCTTTTTTCATAGTTTCATCAAAAATCTTCCTACTTCCATTGCGAACCGTCACCCTGTATTCATCCATGTCAACCATCTCAATAGCTGTTTTGATAGGATAATCTGTTTGGATATTTTTCATAATGTCTGACACTTGAGATTTGATTTTTGAATCCTTGATTCTTTTCCCGGGAAGAAATATGGGGCGATAATATTCCGGCAAAAGATATATATCCCTGCCCGGTCTAACAATCGCCCCTAGTCCTTGAGCAATCATTTTTTCAGTGTCCGCTTTAGTCACTTTATCAATACCGCTATTTAACCATACTGTCGCATGACTACCATCATGATATGATTTTAAATAATAGAGAACTATTTCGCGTCCATCTTTTGCGAGTCGTGTTTTTGTTACCTCTTCTACTCTATATGGGAGGGTTATTGTCCTGCTGGCTTCAAATATTATATCCTTGCCTTGAACATTTTGTAGATCAACAGGTGTCATTCCACCGAAATAATAGCCCTGCGACTTGGTTTTTAAATTTTCATAATCGTCTGACCCACCATATACCTCGCCATAAATCCATTCTCGTGGGTCATTCGTTTCGTGAAGGGCAGAGGTATTTTCAGAAACAGCCAACGCTCTAGATTTTCCTGTCTCCCATATTTTTAATGGGTCGGTTACGACAACACCTCTTTTTCCAATCCCATTAAATAATATATATTGATAATTCCCCGATTCCGTTATCTTTTTGATTTTGGGCATATCCTTTAACTGTTTATCCAGTATCATTGATACATATTTGGTTGTTCTATTATCAAGGCAATCAGAATCAGAATTAGAATCATATACACACCCCCCTTCAACAAATCCAGCAATTTTATTAAAATCTTCTGCAGACATTTCAAACCTTTCTATTTTATATTTACCATCAGAGGCTTGTTTTAACATAATTCCAGAAAAATGATATGGTTTTTCTGGAATTTCTCTCCTCTTTATCACTAATATTCTGTCTTCATCATTTTTACCCTTTGCTACCCCCTCCTTAATAAGATTCTCAATATTTTCTGGCAATTTTACACCCCTGCTATCTAACAAATTTCTTACCCTTGCAACAGTGGATATTGTGGCTGCTACTTTTATGCCCGTCTGGTCACTAACATCAAATAATCCCCCTTCTGTAAGAAATTCTATCTCATCAGAAACATCATTAGTCTCTTCAGTTTGCCCCATTTCCTGATTCTTCTCCACTTCAGATAATATAAAAGACTCCGATATGGGAATAACTTTATTCTGGTATATCGCTGCGTCAATATCTTTGAGGATGTTGTTTTCAATTATCACTGGGATAGTCATCGATGTATTACCTTCCATCCATACTATTGATCCAATAGCATCCCCAGTTGACTCATCTATCTTATTATATTTAACTTCCTTTAATCCTGCCGTCAAAAATGGATATTTATTTGAGATGTATTCTCTTATCTCTTCTCTCCATTGATCTGGGCGGTCATTCGTTAAATCCAAAACAGCCGTCTTGACAACTATGTCTTTAAATACATCGTTTGCATTTAGTGGATCTTTAAAAAATTTCATTATATCTCCTTATAATGGTATGTTCTTGCTTTTCTTCATTACATTAAAAATGCTTGTCCCCAACCAAAGCCCAGTCATCCCTTTGCCCAGTAGCCCTACGGTCTTCTTTCCCAGTGATTTATGTAATTTTGGACCAGAAATATTGGGCGTTTTCATAGTATTCTTTGCAATAGTTGACATGTTCATGGGAGCCACTTCACTTTTCTTTAAAATCGATGGGCACTTAATATTTTTTCTCTTCTTTTTGTCTAGGTTATCATGGACATACCGTCTTACATATGATATCATAGTGTCACCATAATTGAGGTGCCTGCTGTCAAAATAATATCAGATATAATATCCGGCCACTTTTTCTTTAAATAGGATTTTTTATCATAAGAATTATTATATTGGATTATTTCAATAAATAGTGCTATAATTATTGGTATGATTATAGCCCACGTCTTATAGAAACTCATATTCAAACCAATTGCCGTACATATCCATCGCATCACCTTGATTACCGATCCCAATGCAAGACCTAGCAAAATATGTCTTTCAATATTGATGATCTCATATCCAAATATTTTGATGCTCATTTATCCTCCTATTAAGCGAATGGCTAAAAAAAAAGAATATTGTCAAGATATTTTTCTGGGACACCTGATATTTATTGTCAGATGTCCCAGAATTTTATCTATAATTCATCAAATATCTTACTTCCTCGGGAGTAAAATATTTTTTGTAATATTGTTTTAATTGTGTCAATTTTCCCTCTACAAATTTTCCTGCTTCTGGGTTACTTACACCATGCGCCCCATTATCATGGCAATCATCACACAAATAGAGAAGGTTGCCCAGCCATGCTTTTCTTCTTCGCCCAACCATATGATGAATCTGCAGATTATCTCCATGTTTACAGAGCGGATTCTCACATCGTTGACATGCCCGGCGTATAACTTTATCAGCAAGTTCTGAATTAATAGAGGCTATGCCTGGCTGATAAGCGGCAAGAAGATCTTTCTTATTTTTCATTTTTCCTTTCCACATATTTATGTCTTTACCCATATATCCACATTGGCATCATGCTACTGACCGGGTTTTCTCCTCAATTGTCATGGACATTATCTTCTTGTGCTTCTTTTGACACCTTAATCATAAATTCCTTCACAAGTACCCCAAGTTTATAGTTCAACAATCTTGACCCCGTATAATTAAATAACATCAATATTGATTTTTGATAATCTGGCAATAATTTTAAGAATGTGTTGCCTAATTTATTCAATATATCTTTTTTTGCCAAACATGAGGAATGTTTTAATTCGCGCTTCCTTCTTTCCTTTTCCTCTGTTGCTTTATTATATTTTTCGGTCATCTGGCAAACAATATCTTTTAATCTGTTTTGCCTTTGCCCGAATATTATGAGAATGAGCATGTTCGTAAAACATAATATGATCATGATCACCAAAGATATATTAATTATTTCCATCATTGTCCCCTAGTATTTTATATATTTCATTTATTAATTTTCTTGCCTCCCTGTATCCAATCTTTAACCCTTTGGCCATGTTAATTTCTGCCAAGAACCCATTTCTCTTTATTGATTGAATACTATCAGAATACTTGTCAATGGCCTCGTCCGTCTGCTTTTTTAGATACTCCATGAGGCATTTGATTTCATACTTTCCTTTCTTTACTTTGCGCTGCATGATTTTTAGTTTTTTCCACTGTGATATATTAATGATAACTAGCACAACAATTACCATATACAACACAGGAATGATAATAATATTAGGCATCTATTCTCCCTCCTTTTAATTTTATTTGACTTATGATTGACATACCCACTTTATGGCAATCTTCCTCAATCTCTTTAACTCTTAAATCGTATTGGTACGTACCATTGTCTAATCCAACATGGTCAGATATCCGTATATTATGGCAGCGCCCACCATATTCCAAAGCAATGTATCTGCTCATAGTTTTTTTACATGAGTATACGGCTAAATATTTAATGTCGGGGCCTTTGTTAGACATAATAACAGTCAACAGTTTATCTGTGGCTGATTGTATTGCCTTTCCCCGACGTCCCCGAGGGCCTATTTTCTTTTTCATTGCCACCCCCCTCCTTCTCTATCCAAATTTTTTCTAAAAATTCTACCGCTTTTTTAGACATAATCTTTTCAAATTGTTTCGAACTCAGGAATTCGAATAGTTACTTTTTTCATTTTATCTCCTTTCTCCCTTAGTTTTTAATTAATTCAGGATTGTTATTTTTTAATTTCCACCCAATGCACTATCCCCTGCCATTTATATTTATCAACCCATGTTTGGCAAATATTTTTACTTTCTTGCTATTTACCATACCCCGTGCGGTTATTAAGTTTGTTTCCCCATGTAACTCGGTATTTTTTTTCGTTAACTGTTTGTTCTTTTTTCATAATACTTCTCCTAAAGTGATTTACGCATTTCTGGTGTGAATCCACCGAAGTGTTTAAATAGGCGTTCTTCGAATATTTCTGCATAAGGCAATGTTTTGTCAAAATAAGGATGTTCACTCGACGCAAATTTCCAAAGATAACACATTTCGTAGTGTCCCATTTGGTTTATTTTATTAATTGTTGTTTGCTGTTCTGGCGTATAGGTTGATGCCTTATTCTGTGTTTTTACAGTTTGTTGTTTTTTCATAATACTCCTCCTTTATATCATATATTATGTCAATCAACTTTATTATTAAAGGCAGAAAAATAATAAATATTCAACTTGATTATCAATTTAAAATGATTTATTATATTACTCATTTGATCCGATAATTCTGTAAGTTCCATTCTCAACCTTTTTTATTGTGAGTTTATTTAGACAGTCTTCCTCTTCGAATTTAGATACATCTTTGAGAAACTGACTGTGAATCGGCAGCGACTATAAGTCGGCTCTTAGTATTTTGTGTGTATTGAAAATTCGTGAAAACACCCAATTCATGAAGTCGCCATAGCAAGCAGATTGAACTTTTGGTTATATAGTTTTTAAAGAATGCTTTGTTATTTTTTTTCCGTTCCATAAAAATGTTTTGACCCCGAATACCCATACATAGTCAAGATATTTTTTTTCGTCATCAACATAAAACACATTATCATACTTCTTTTGAATTTCTATTATTTTGTATATCTTCTTTTTTTTTCCCTTTACTGCATTTATTCTGCTCGGCATTGTTATATTTTTTGCCTCGAACCATTTGGATGTAATTGTCGGGTTCGCACTGCAGATTTCAGTTCTGCACCTCTTGTTGCATAACTCATATATTTCTATAAACCTTTTATCTGTTACAACCCCATCAAAATCCAAGACTATTATGTTGTTTAATCCACCCAATAATTGAATGGTTGGAAAAAACTTGTTGTGATTGTGTTTCAAGATTGCATTGCAATCTCTTACATAGCCTCTTGATATATGGTGTATTTTCCTTATTCTATTTGTCATGATCTCCATATACCTGTATATATCCATATTGAGATATTCCAGCATATTTCTAATGTCTACTGATTTTCTAGTAAACAATTCTGTGAAAATATGCTTAAGATGTATTATCTCATTCCTTATCGTAAGCGTTTTGGGAAAGCCATGCTTGTTTGCTACTTCCGGTATATCTGCCAAATATTTTGTTTCCATTATTGAATACCCAAAACCCATCTTTTTCTCCTTTCCGGTTTTATACCGAAAATCGGTCGATTTGGGACACGAAAAATGGAGAATTGCCCATTAGCAGTGCAATAAATCTTTAATTCTTTATTATTAATCTTCATTAACTACTCCCTGTATTCTATATCATGCCGGAACGCTGTGGCATCAGATATTTCAACTACTGCATCAGAATAACTATGAAAACTGTACCTGTTAACTGTTTTAACTGTAATCATCTTTCCATGTTTTTTATTACCATAAGTCAAAACTAATCCTGCTTCGTCATAAAAATCCATAGTGAACACCATATTTCTATAATAGATGAAATCCGGAGCACCATAAAATCGAATGTATGTTTGCATTGTTTCGATATAATAAAAATTCGGATGATGATAGCTGAAATGGTGTATTACTCCTGTATCGTTAGTCGTAACAAACGGAAGAATCTGATGAGCGACATCTATTGGCTGTAACATTTCTGTCCAATTTTCACCTTCAAAAATATCTCTCATTTTCGTATTAACACTTGCAGGATTCAAGCAGTTTACCCTGATATTATATTTTTTTAAATCTTCGGCTAAACATTGAGTTAAATTAATAAGAGCAGCTTTCATTGGTGAATAACAAGAATAATTTTTTCTGCCACAAATCGATGAAGAAGAACTAATAAATGTTATTGTTCCGCCTTTTTTCTGAAACAACATTTTTGCTAATCTTGCTGTAAGTACCGCCGACCAATAATTTACTTTATACGAATGCAAAAAATCTTTGTTTTTGAGATCCGTAAAAGGCAATATTATTGATTCACTTGCTTCCGATGTCATTGTTCCAACAAATAAAATTATACTTTCAATATAATAGCATTCTATTAACTGATGTATGATTTCTCCGTTCAGCAGATCATGTCCCGATTGTTCTTCAACTATAAATTGCCTTCTTTTTAATAAAGAAATTGTTTTCCGACCGATGTCGGAATTCTTTCCGATTACTAATACTTTTGTTGTGCCCATTTTTTCTCCAATTCATTATGTCTTTCAATTACCCTAATATTTTCAAATGTTGCAATTTCAATATTGTTTTTTTCTGAATAAAAATTCGATTGCGAGTTTTTCCAGGATTTCAGATACCAAATATTAAGTATTTCATCCCATTAATACTGATATTAATATCTCCATCGTGCGGAATTAATCCTTTGTTCCTAATAGCCCCCAAAAGGGAACCATAAATCAAAAATATTTTCATATTGTATCGAGCAAATAATTTTCTCAGATGGTTTAACCTGTGGAGATAACATTCGCGCTCTTGAATGTTCATTTTATTAAATTTCAGCATTTCTGTAGGTAATAATTTTTTGTACCATTCTTCACGTCTTTGGATATTTTTCTATTAAAGATGCTATTAAATCTGCCGTTTCTTCGGAAAAATTATTGCGAAGGTAATCTTCCATTGACCCGTGAGCATTTTCTCGATAACCAATCTTGTGTAAAAATTTATCAAATTCAACAATATCGAAAAGCCACATTCCCATCGTAATAAACATTTGATCGGTGAAGGATGTAAGGATTACACCGTATGGTTTAAATGTCTCGTTAAATTGTTCAAAATCTTTTTGATCGATCTGATCAAGCAAATTTTCACTCGTTATTTCATTGACTAAATGTAACATTCGATTTCATCCATAGAAATATAAAGATCCTCGCAAGCCTTTGTGAATGCTCGGATTTGATAATTTGTTTGCATATTTCCTCCCACCGATTATTTTCCATAATCGGATAATACCTTTCTAAATGTTGCTGTATCGATAATAACAATATTGCCTGTTACATATTTGGATAATTCTTCTTCAAACCATTTACTTTTCTTATTTAAAACAAAAAATGCTCCCGTTAACGCTATGTTGTCACGTGCTTTTTTACCTTCTACACAAAAAACAATATTATCATCAATTTTGATTTGTTTCTTCTGCAGTTCATTGATACAATCGCTACAGATTTTCAATCCGGGATTGTCAATGCTTTCATAATCATGGAGTTCTCTTTCGTATTTCAATGACGATTTCGCTTTGCATGATGGACAGTTACGTTTTCTTTTCGTACCTATAACTTTACGCCCACATTCTGTGCATTTTAGTAAGCTATTCTGATGACCTAATAAAAGCAAGTTGTTATCTGGCTTTCTTTTAAGACAGATTGGACATAGCACTGTCGTTGACCGTGCATTAATACCATGTTTTTTATGAATGATAAGACTACTCACTCTTTTCTCCTTTCCGGTTTTGGGTTGCAGGAAACCGGAAACCTTTATTAATCTAAATTCATTATTTTTCAAATCTATTTATGCGTTTCGTTTTGTCTGTCTCTTAGCAGTAGGGATAAGTCATTTAGCCCCCATTATCAGCAGTTTTATATTTTTGTCCGAAATGGACACTAAATGGTCGTAACTTATATATCTTTGTCGTCTTTTTTCTCCGTATTTTGCAATAAGGCAATATCTATCACAGCGAGTTCATTAATGTATTATTTTTTTATATTATTTGTGGTATCTATGCCCCGCTTCTATTATAGTGGACATTTTGCAAAGACATTCTCCACATATTCCCCTTTTTTGCCTTGTTTTTCTCTCCTCTATAGAGGGCGAACCCACTTATTTATTTTTTCTACATTTATCGCACCCGCCAGACACATATTTTATAATCATCTTATTTATGCACTCTATAATTTATGCCCATCATCTTCGATATTTATAATAATATCCCTTAGACGGGCATACATATTACACAACTCGCTATTTTGAGTATCCATCGCCACCTTTTTTATAGATTCCATTATTACCCACACATCAAGAAGTCGCTGTTTTAATCTTGCTTTGTAACCAGTTAGCCTTATTAACTCTCTTATCCATTCTCTCACACTGCCTGTATAGTTCTTCATTCATTTAATTTACCCCCTTTTTTGTGATAAAACGATTTCAGTTTATTCATTTTCCGTCCTTTTTGATAGATTCATAGCAACAAGGATGATCAACGTATTGGCTAATCAATAGACCTTGTTGTTGTGTTTTCACGACCACGCCATCGGTTAATGCATATTTACATTTCTTCCCCTTTTTACACTTTTTCCAAAAGGGGCAGAAAGTAATATCCTTGTAGCATATCATCTTTTTATCCCCCTTTCAACCATATGTGGGGAGGTAGAACAATCTCCCCGCACTCCAATTTGGTTATCGTTATCAATCCTTGAATACATTGTTAAAATCAACCATCACGCATGATGGCGTCTTGCAGTCTTCTTCATAGAATCCAATTACCTCATAAAATCCATCTCCATCTTTCGTGGCAGTTACCACACCAAGACCTTCAATCCCGTTATCATGACAAAATGTTTTATCCATTTTATAACCAATAAATTCGCAGAATTCATCCCAATCTTTTCCCATAGTATTAGGGACAATTCCATCTCTGTGAATTATGTAACAAGGATCTCCTATCCATACTATCCCTGCATCCACCCCAATATGCCCAATTGTTCTCGGGGTTAATTTCTTCAATTTTTGTAAATTCATCTATGCCTCCTTTTTCATTTTATTCTTAAAATTTATTATTATCTGCATATCAACATCCCCTGACACCATTCAATAATAGTCCCAATTTATCTCCTTTATATAAAATTTTCTATTCCATCTTTATCTATATGTAAATCTCGACACGCTTTTTCAAATGCTTCCCAAAGCGAATCTCTATTTTCCATATCGTATTCCATATTATCAATAGCAAATTCTATATCGCCGACCATCTCAATTTCTTCCTCATAACAATCGGCTTTCTTTAATTTGGATTCAAAAAATTCTTTGAATCCACCGGGAACTGATTCTACCATAAATACCTCCTTAATTGTAGATTTTAAATTCACCTGTTTTCTTGGTTATTTTCATTACTTGATCTTTAAAATTATCATCCCTTGTTTGTAAAAATATAAACTCTGATGATTTAATGGATTGCCGGCTTTATTTTTTACATTTTTGGATATTTAGTTATCAAAGAATCTATAAAAGATGCAGTTTCGGAACTAAATTCTTTTGATAGATAATCTTTCATAGAACCGTGTTCAATCTCATCATATCCAATCTTATGCAACCATTTATCAAATTCCATAAGATCAAATACCCACTTATTAATAAGAATAAAAGTTTTATCGGTGAAATAGGTGAGCAATACACCTTTGCTCCGGAAAGTATTATTAAATTTTTCCATATCTTCTGAATCAATTTGTTTGAGTAAACTTTCACTTGTAACCTTCATATTTTTTTCCTTATACATTCTTTTCCAATAAATTGCCTAGTATTGTTAGCAAATTTTACGAGATAAGCATTCAACCGCTTATGATAATAGCCAATTTTATTTCCTGCTCCGTTATCTATTACACCTGTGCTATCTTTTCCACCTGTATTGACTATAACTTCATCTCCTATAACGATTGTCTGTTGTAGGTTGATTTCTTGCCAAATTGTTCTTTTTATAAAAGAAGGTAATAAATCGCCAAAATTATTAATGTCATTAGCTCGATCTACTAATTTATTAATTATTCGTTGAGGAAACAAAGTAAAAGGATGATTATATTTTAATTCCAATAAATTAAAATAATTTGTAGCTTCTGAACACGAAACAGTTCTTATTTGCATTTTTTCTAACGGTTTATCTTTATCGATCCAATATCGACAACAAGCTGTTTTCTTTTTTTGCGAAAAGGATAATCGAGTTATAAATCCTAATTCACAATCGGGATGATGAATATTATTTTTAGCGTGATCAGGAATATAAATTACTTGCAAACCTATTCGAGCCACTTTGTCACTAATCATAATCATACCTCGTATAATTTTTCAATTTGTTCCCGGAACTTTTGAATAATTTCCTGCAGAACGGTTAATTTTATTAAAGAATCACTTGTTACTTTTGACATTTTTCCTCCATTATTAAGATTATATCACAAATTCTGGCACACTTGCCTTTAGTGGCGGATACCAGAAATGCTCACGATAGCGAGTATCGTAAAGTTTGACAAATTTAGATTTATCTGATTTAGGAAATACTCGAATACCAGATTCCATAAATCGAAAGACACCATTCTCATCTTGATATACTTTTTGGTTAGTTTTCTTATCCAGCCAGCATTTCTTGAGTTTTATTAAACGATTTTTCATAATTTATCAAATTCTTCTTTCAAATCAACCAAATCAGCTCCGGTATTCAATCCCGGCAATATCCTCGGAATCAACCTGACTATTATTGATTAATACTTTATGACTCATTCAATATATCCTTGCGAATTTATTATTGTTTTGAAACTTAATCCGGCAGAATGAATAATCACCGGAAGATTGTATTTTTTAGCAAAATCCAATTTAATGAACATTCGGGCTTTACAATTTTGATGAGAACCAATCAATTCTCCATCGTAATAAATATAACGGCGAGTATTAGAAAATTTATTTATATCCAAGTTTTTCATTTTTCAATAGTTCGGCTTTAATATCTGCTCTGGTTTGACAGATACTTTGATAAGAATCTTCTTCACTAAACTTGGGAATCCAAATCGGATATTTTGGATATTCTTTTCTGATTTTGTTTTTCTTTTTGATTAGTAATTTCTTCAATCTCAAGCATTCCTGAAAAACATCATAGACATCTCTCCCGGAATTTCTCATGTAACTTCGACGATTTTTACGAGATTCGCTCTTTTTCATTTTTTTACTCCCTTGATAAATTTAATTTATCGGCTAATTCTTCGGCAATATAAGCAATATCAACCTTGATACCTAATCGCTTTCCCGCATCTTTTGATATACACCACAGTCTTCCAGTCCTGTAAGGATTTTCAGAACCTTCAGATTCATTGGTGCATTTGATTAACATATTCCACCCATATCTAATCCTTTTTGGCACTCGGGACACGGGTCTCCGACATACTTCTTCCCTTCCTCAAAAGTATTAGATAATATCCTGTTCAATAGAATGCCGGAATCTTTTCCACAGATAGGGCACGCCATCATACCTACATAAGATTTACTCCTATTCTTCTTCGCAATAATCATAAGTCCCATCTCCGTGCCTGACGCAATGACTTAACCTTGATAATCCATTTGGATGAGAACGATTAGTAATATTATCAAGCATTTCGTCAGGGGTTATTTCTTCACCATATTCGTTGATAATGGTTTTGTCTTTCCAATACTTCTTCCAATCTTCAAGGGAATTGATTCCATTTTCGGGTTCGATATGCAAAGCAAATACCCATCCGGCAGAAGATTTCCCAATATGTTTTCTTTCTTCGTGTCCACAACACTCACATTTTTTAATGGTATAATAATTACATCCCATCGTTCATCTCCTTCAAGTATTCGAGTTCTTTTATTCTTTTTTCAATAATATCTATCCAAGATTTAAGCCGGTCTATACACTTCTGTTCACCCCATAATATATAACGGCTATACGGGAACTCATCACTCAAGTTATATTTTTTCCATTCCACACAAAGTATATTATTTATTAATTTATGAGGACACCGGGAACATAGACTTTTGCTATATGCACACAGAGGACATTTATTAAGCACTGATCTATTACAATATTGTTGCAAAGTTTTTATGACAGCCTGAAGCATTAGATTCAATTCCTTGATAGATAAATCATTATAGCAGAACTGCCGCCATTTTCCAAAAAAATCATCTTGGCAATTTTGACAGAGACCGCTGATAGCAAATTCTTTTCGAGATAATTCATTTCTTAAATCAGTTTCTACATTGACCTTAACTCCACATTTTCTACAGATTTCCATAACAATTCTCCTTTTATTTTATCACCCTGCTATACTGAAAACGAAATATAACAAGCGTTCTCACGACGGAACATGACGCACACATCCCATTCTAAAAATAACTCTTTTTGTATCATATTAAAATTCCTTTTTAAAAACGAATATGTATTCGTGCTTGAATATGAAATAATCACTTTTTAATGCTCTATATTTCCAAATTCCACCTTGTCCAATTTTACCTCTATTGCCTTCAATATTTTTTACAATAACTCCTTTTAACTTAACCCTAAAGTTTCTTTTTATTGTATCCATTACGTAAAAAGATAAAGGTATCACTTCACTATTTTTATAAACATCTCCTATTACAATTGCAAAGTAGCGATTTTTCTCTAAATATTTTAGCCCATTCTGTACTACTTTAGTAAAGATTTTTATAAATTGTGATAGATCAGAGATCTGTGATAAATCTTCTTTCTTGTCGGTAAATTTCACAATATCCATATATGGTGGATGCATTAATAAAAATTGAACTTTATTAGACCTTAGTTTATTTAATGAATTCTTGATTTTATTATTGAAATCATTTAGGCAGGAAACGTCACAATTTTGAATATCAAAATCTACCGTACTAAAGATACCCATCTTGTCTTTAACTAAAGCAATCATTTCTTCATTTATATCAAATCCTATGCAATTTCGATTCAAGTTCTCACATTCAAAAAGTGTAGTTCCGCTACCAAGAAACATATCAAGAACAATATCTTGTTTTTTTGTGTACCTTTTTATTAATTGATAAGGAATTTGTGGTATAAAATTGCCATGATAAAGATTTGAATGTTTACCTTTTTTATCCCGCTTATTAATTAACCAAAGGCTATCAACATTAATATCGGTTTCCTTCCATTTTATTAAATCTAAATCGTTAAATCTCATTTCTTCATCTTACTCCACCTATATTTGTATTTGCTCTTTCAGCTAATTTTCTTAGTAATTCAACGGAAATTGATATTACACACTATTATAAGAATTTGCTTTTAGTTGGTTTTTTCTTACATTGCGATCAAGTTAAATATGCATTCAAAAGAATGCAAGTTTTTTCTGCTGCGATTAGCAGCTTAGTTCAACAAAAATATCC